CCCCAGTTGCCCCAGTGGCCCCAGCTACTCCAACGCCGGTTGCCCCCGTCGCCCCTGTTATTCCAGCCCCAGTTGCCCCAACAGCCCCTGTTGCACCAACAGCCCCTGACACTCCAACGCCGGTTGCCCCCGTCGCCCCAGTTATTCCAGCCCCAGTTGCCCCAGTGGCCCCAGCTACTCCAACGCCGGTTGCCCCCGTCGCCCCTGTTATTCCAGCCCCAGTTGCCCCAACAGCCCCTGTTGCACCAACAGCCCCTGACACTCCAACGCCGGTTGCTCCAGTGGCCCCACCCGGAGAACCTGCAGGACCACTTGCCCCAGTAGCACCAATCGGCCCAGAGGCCCCTGCAGGACCTGCGTCTCCCCTGAAACTCGATATCCACTGCCCACCGTCTAAGTCAACGTACCATATCGACAAGTAAGATGAAAGGGTGTCAAACCACAAGTCACCCTCAATTGGGTCTGGAGGAGGTGAAGCGGATACCGTTACAGGAGAGTTATTTGAAGAGCAGGGTGGCTCACTCGCCACCTCATCCCATTGACCCCCCTCAAGAGTAACCACCCATATCTTCAATGTGAAATCCGTAGGGTTGTACCAGAGAGCACCACTTACCGGACTCGGTGGTGGAGAAGAGGATACGAACGCATTCGCGTAGGTAATTTGCGTACACGAATCGCTCAGAGTAATCCACTGCCTACCCGTCCAGCGATAACTATTGCCTTGCCAAAGGAAAATCTGACCCGGCGTTGGATTTAAGGGGAAATTCTCTATCATTTTCGCTTAAAGGGTATCTCCCAACTTATGGTACTTAGGGTTTAAGACCCCCCCACTCAGTTCAATATTTCGAATGCGAATTCCAAGGTCGTGGTAAATGTCAAATATACTTACCCTTTTCGTGGACTTAACTACGTCTACAACACCGTCTTCTCGTGTGACAGTGTGGCAATCTGAGGTGAGTCGTCTCGGGTCGATCTCTGAGAGCTCGACGTTTTCGGCAACGACTTTGACCTGCGACATTTACTCTGACTTGGGCGCTGCCTACTTTTACCCTTATTTTCAGAGTTTACGGTTCGTTTGGGCAGCTATTTTACTAGGGAAGTACTCGGAGAGTTTTGCGTGGCGACAATTACCGTGTCCAGTCAGCTAGTCAACGGTGGTATCACCATAAAATGGAACAAAGGGGTTGTAGAACCCGCATTGACAACTCCGGAAGAGAAAGCGGAGTGGAGCTACCTGGTTTCCAAGGGTCTCTACGGCAAGTACGGCCACACCCTTGACCTAAAAGACTGCTTGTTTACGGACTTGGTAATTGCGTTATCGGTGCTAGTTGGCATAGACAACCTGACTGTAGACTCAGATGGGTGGCAACAATGGAAAAGAGAAAAGTTTCAAGAGGGTATGAACACAATCCCTGACGGTGCAGCGTCTTAGTCCGTAGCGAGACCGACTCCTAAGGTGAACAGGTCAGGATGCTTCTTGTATAAGTGAGCCATTAAATGAGGCTCGGCAAAGTGCTCTAGCGTGGATGACACAATTTCCGTAAAATTGTCCTTGTATCGCTTTCCTAAGTAGGGGGAGAGGAAAGTGTCTAAAACAGCGATTTCCTCTGGTTTGTAGTCCATACCCTTCAGTGGAAGCATCTCGTTGAGTTTTACAACGGGCACTGTCTTCCTCGTGGTACTTAGCGTCTCTAGAGTGTAGGGAACTTTCGTAGTCTTTCCGTCACCGACCAGCTTTTGAGTCTCTGGGTGGTCGTACGCTTTTTGTACGGAGAAGGCCCGAGAGTCTCTCCACCGATTAGAGTAGTTAAGGAGCCAGTCTCTTTGTCCCTCTACAATGTGACCGATCTCGTGAAACAGAGTTTGTTTTCCACCGTTCGATGTTACGAAGCCGGTATTAACCATGGCAAAAGCACGCTGAGCGGGATCTATCACAAGTTGTGAAAGCTGCTTTCTCTCCTCTTTCTTTTCGAGAACCTCAAGCATCCCTCTGCCGTTGAACATACGCGTAAATTCCTCAAGGTGCTTACGTGTTTGCGCCACAGTTTCCTGGTCGAGCGTGATCGAGCCCTTGGGAGGCATTAAGGCCACTCTGCTGACAAGCAGTTGAACCTTCTCCTCAGACAAGGAAGTCTTCAGGAGCTGCTCACGGATACCCTGCATTTTGGCCTGTAAACGTGCTTCTGCGTTTCCCCTGTGTCGTGCGACCTTCATGATGGCTCCGGACACCCTCAGCTTTTTCTTTATCCAGCCTGGCTCTCGGTCGACCTCAAGTTTCTTACTCAGCTCACGTAGTTGCTTTTCAAGAGCGTTTGCTTTGCGAAGGATGCTTACAGTTGATCGTAACCCTTCGTCGTACTCCTTAAGGAAAGCGTTTCCTTTCCTGAGTGTGTCCGTTAGGCTCCCTGCTTTGCTGACCTTTAGCTTTCCGGATGCTTTACTCGTCTCGAAGAGAAGTTGAGCCTTGGTTACCGGGTCTTTTATGTTTTCAATAAGCGTAAGTGTCTTTCTTTCGAGTGCCTTCAGCTCTTCTTTCTTCTCAGGGCTATACTCCCTAAGTGTTCTCATGTCGTAGGAGTTCCTGTTAATTGTGTCCCTTAGCTCAGTTTGTGTGCGTGAGCTGGCAAATCCCAACCACTCGATGGCTTCCATTTTGGGCCTTAGTCTCATGGTGTCGGCCATCTCAAAGGCATCCTTGAGTGCGTTTCCAACTTTCTTATTTGCTTCGTCTATGCGCCAGTTCTCACCCGAAGGCAAATTCTGTCCCTTTAGCTCGGCCAGTTCTTCGTACGCAGCAACCAACTTCTCGGCCCTGGTCCTTAGCTCCGTAGGCAGACTCTTTAGGAGTGCCTTACTTGAAGGTTTGGATCTCGGCTTCTTGGTAATTTCGGGTGCGGGCTCGACTTCGAGAGCGGCTTCTACACCCTTTCGGCAAGTTCCCGCTGTGCCGTAGGCCGTGCCGTTGGGGCGAACACAGCGAGTGAAATCATAGCTTGACCCGTAAAGGGAATCTACAAGTTTTTCTTTCGCCACTTCTTGGTAGTGTTCAAGAGCTGTGTTTGAGAAGTTGCCTTGCATATACATGCCGTCCTCTAAGTAATTTACCCGAAATTGCTTCGCAATTCGCTGAGAATGTGGTCTATGCTAGCAGGGTGGAGTAATTCGGTTGTGGTTGGCGAGGAATAGCGATAGCCATGGGAGCGAGCCCATTTGAGTAGGGACTGTTCAAGGTCGAAGCATTCTCCGAGGGTGGCGTGGTGGATGTGGATTATTGATACTAGGCTGTCGCCTAGCCGTTCTTTTAGCGTGCGCTTAGTAATGCCGATTTTGAAGTGAGTGCCGGACTCGTCAAGGTAGCGGACTAGGTACAGGGTGCCGGGAAGAAGACATTCGGCATTAGAAGGTTTTCGACCCCACCCCGGATTTATCCATCCCTGCTCTTTCTTTTCTTTGATTGTTTGAGTTATGGTCGCACTTCTTCTTAAGTTTGACTCGACCATTTGAGGGGGGTTTCCAGCAAGTGGACTAATCCACCTTGCGTTTGCAGCTTTCCGTTTTTGCTCAGGGTCGTGTGCTTTAGACGCCGAGGATCGACAGCAATAGGTCCTTTGTACGAATAAGTGAACTCTGGAGTTGAATACATTGCCGTGGGGACACGAACAGCGAAGGGGCGCATGGGCGGTCAGCTTCTCAGGCAGCACAACACACATTTCGAGTTGTGCGGCAACCTCGCATATCTCTTTCTTCCAGTCTCTGGCACCTCTATTCCAGGGTCCATTTGTCCGGCTGTAATTATTATCCCCAGTTTGAAATGACATACAAAAAGACCCCACGGTTGTTATACCGCAGAGGCCAAAAAGTAAACTCAGCCGATTGCCGGAGCAATCAAGGCAACAGGAGTTGTGCTAGCCGAGGCCAAATCCAGGGGAAATTGATGGCTATTTTTTTCGTGAATTGTTTCGATCCCAAGGTCAGCCCGATTGAGGATGTCTGCCCAAGTGGGAATAACTTTTCCTGTGTGATCGAGGACAGATTGGTTAAAGTTCAGGCCGTTTAAGTTGGTTGCGGAGACCGCAATACCCATCGAAGCACACCAAATTCCAACCACAGGGAACGCCGCCAGAAGAAAGTGCAGGCTGCGGCTGTTGTTGAAGGATGCGTACTGGAAGATGAGTCGTCCGAAGTAGGAGTGAGCTGCAACAATATTGTACGTCTCCTGGTCTTGACCAAACTTGTACCCATTGTTATGAGACTCGTTTTCAGTGGTCTCCCGAACGAGAGAGCTGGTTACTAAACTCCCATGCATAGCGCTAAACAAAGCACCACCAAACACGCCAGCGACTCCTAGCATATGCAGGGGGTTCATTAGTATATTATGTTCCGCTTGGAACACAATTTGGTAGTTAAAAGTTCCACTTATGCCCAAAGGCATTGCGTCAGAGAAACTACCCTGTCCCACGGGATAGATCAGGAACACTGCGAAAGCGGCTGACACAGGGGCCAGGTAAGCCACAAAAATCCAGGGGCGCATACCCAGGTAGTATGAAAGTTCCCACTGACGGCCAGCATAGCAAGCTATACCAATCAGAAAGTGAAACACAATCATCTGGTATTCGCCCCCATTGTATAACCATTCTTCAAGAGACTGGGCTTCATATAGCGGGTAAAAGTGCAATCCAATCGCATTAGAACTTGGAACCACTGCAGCGGAAATTATATTATTCCCGTACATTAGAGACCCTGAGAGGGGCTCCCTTATACCATCCAGATCGACTGGCGGGGCCGCGACGATGGCAAGAACAAAAACGATTGCAGCGACAGAGAGACACGGAATCATTAAGACTCCGAAGTTACCGATGAAAATACGGTTGTTAGTCGAGGTGACCCAACCATTGAAACGCTCCCAAAGATTACTCTCAGGACGTTGTAAAACTGAACTAGACATTATGAAAACAAGATTAAGTAAGCGGTCTCAGGGAAAGACCTGGTTACAGAATCCTTCACCACCCTTAGATGAAGGCAGGATGAGAGACGGATTGACTTGCCTAGTCCCGGTGCGGCAAGGCGGGTGAAAGAATCAACCGCGACACAGGTAGTATAGGGTGCCTAATGAGCGGTAAACGTTGGTTCCAAAACTTTGCCGGCGCAAAACTTTACTGCCCCCCTGCCCCATTACACCAAAACGGCGCGATTTTCGGCGTGTTAGACTCCCGATGGTCCGACCCCCGCCAGATCACGCCGAAGCAACTACGTTACCCGACTGAACGGTCACTAAGGATTTGATTCAGACTCATTCCTAATTCAAAACAGGAAGAAAAAAGCCTTCGCCATAGATAACCTCGCCTTTCTTTGCAGCTTCTTGTTGCGCACCCCTGAGATCCCGGAAATCCGGAGGATCGTCGCCGTTTTCTGCCATCCGTGTGAACAGAGGTATCAGAGGAATAGAATTGGAAATGTCGTGGATCTCGTCGCCACGGAATTCGCGGCGTCTGAGTCCGTGGGGGCTGCCGTCTTTCGCCAGGGCCGAAATGACAAAGTCAGACCCAGTGATTGGAGTAGGCTTGCGAAGGTAGAAAAGGTTGTTCATTCGTGGAAAGTCTGTATGGCTGTAATATCACGGAAAGAAGGATGGTCATCACCCACCAAGAGATCTGCCCGTTGCGGAGGTAGCTCAGTTATTTTAACTCCTTGCTTCTCTAGTAACTTTCGAGCAGCCGGAGGAATTTCGTGGCCTTTGTAGTACCGGACCTCCTTGATTTGGGAGGTCTTGAGTCCGCCATGGATCTGAGCCTCAACGTAATCAGGGGGCATTTTGGCGAAGTCAATTCCAGGAGTGTTGACAAGAACCCCCCTGGAATGGGGGGATCGGTAGTCTATTTCTACACCCTTGCCGTTATTTCGACGGGGGTTTGAGGGGTCCCTTACAGGGCTCGCCTCTATACCACGAGGGTTGGCATAATCAATGGAGTCCCCGAGGGTGAAGGTGGAACGGTCTTTAACCGAAGGGTTAAAAATGACTTGAATCCCTCCATACTGAGGCATCAGACCTCCAGGTCCACCTTGCAAGGAGCGAGCTCTGTCAGGGTGCTCTAAAACGGCATAAACAGGGCGTCCGTCTGCCTCCGTACTCTGCGGTATCTTTAAGACATTTTCCTCCACTCTTCGCCTACGTTCTAGGTAAGACTTTACTCTTCCTTGTTTCAATCCTGCTGTTCCTTTGTGGAATCCGTTTTTCGCTTCCCCCTCCTTTATGAATTTTGCAAAACCCTTATCTTCGAAGGCCATTACAACTTCTGCACCATCCAGAAAATCCTTCAGTTTTTTGTCAGCGCCACCACGTGTCAAGCCCGAAGGAATCAAGGAATGAACTTCGCCTCCTCCGTCTGATTTAGGTGTAGCGATTTTTTGTGGCTCGCCATAAAAGGCTGCTTTCGCCCTATCGATAAGAGGAGCCGAAAGGTCAATCCGTTCCTGCTCTACAACTCTTCTCCGTTCGTGAAGGGGGTGATCTTGGCTATCCACACCGTTAAGATTTAGCCCGTTTATCTCAGACTGAACCTTTCTCAAGTTGGCATCTGCTTTGGCGTCTACTTTCGACAGATCTCCTACAGCCTTTATGTAAGCCCCCCTATTTACTGCATAGTAACTCTGCCTCAACAACTCGATAGCACCCTGAGCTCTCCTTAGCTCACCTGACGCTTTTCTAACCCTTTCGTCATTCCAATTTAGACCTTGGGACGTTAACTGGTTGTAGTTTTCTTTTGCTCGGTCATAGTTTGACAGAGCTCTATCGAACACTCGCTTCAGCTTCTCATCCGAGATCGATTTGGTTTTTGGTTCTTTTTTGGGTTCCGGCCTTTTCTCTAGCTCTCTCGAAGATTTGTTCTTAGCCGCAATCAGCTTTTCAATGCCTTTTCTCTGCTTGGAATTAATGCGAGGATCTTCAAGCACTCTTTTCAGATCTTCAACTGGCATGGCTTTGATCTTAGCAGTAACTCGCATTAGCTTCCCTTTCGGAGTAGCTTCTGAAACCTCTTTTGCCCCGATTTCGACCCCTTGCCTGCATTTTCCACGAGAACCATAAATGGTTCCATCTGGGCGAACACAGCGTGTGAAGTCATAGACTTCCCCTTCAGCAAAGTTCGCACCTTGCAACTCACTCACAAGACTCCGGTAGGAGTCTAGCGCAATGTCTGAGAAGTAACCACCCATCTATACAGAGTCAAGTACCAACTTTTACCCTACGACCTCAGACGGATGAAAGCAGTGTTAGATGCTTCTTCGCCCGAGTAACCTGTACATAGCACAGATTGCTTTCCTGAGCAAGCTCCCACGGCTTCTTCGCCCAGCGGCTCGGGCTCAGGCGGTCCATGTCCAGTGCAAACACGCGGTCCCACTCTCGCCCCTTGGCTCGGTGAATGGTAGACAGTGTGAGGACCCCCCTCTGGTTTCCTTCGCTGTCCGAGAAAAGCTCTCGAATGTTGTTCACAAGAACCTCAATGGAGTCGCTAGGGTCGCAGTTTTCAATCAGAACACGAAGCGTCCCCACCTGGTCTTCTACCGTGGAGCACCGGTCGTTGTTGCCCTTCGCCTGGGCTTTGGTCATTTCGGCACCTTCCCACTGCTCCAGTCTCTCTTCGAGTTGTGCCACAGTAGTTACTTTCTTCCATCGCTTTGCCAGCTTGATTAGGCCCTCCCCTATGGCCCGCCCTTCAACTCTGCACGCTGTTCCCTCACGCAGTAGTTTGTAGGCAAGTTCGATAAGGGGCTTTGTGGTGCGGCACAGGATGGCGTCCGACGCACCAAATTCCCCTTTGCCTATGGCTTTTTTGACGGTCGTGCTATCCACAACTCCCTCTGGAGCACTTTCGTGTGCCTCAATGTGGCTGACCCACTCCTGGGCTTTTGAAACAATCTTCTTGGGGCACCGGTAGGTGACAGTGAGTGGAAGCTCTGTGGCTTGAAATTCTGTTGCAATGTTCTCTAAGGATGCGTGGTCAGCACCGGTAAATCCGTAGATCGCCTGGTGTTCGTCACCCACGGCGACAAAACGCCCAGTCGGCTTCAGCATTTTCTTCATCATTGCTCGACGGACGAAGTTCGCGTCTTGCGCCTCGTCTAGAAAGCACCAGTCGTACTGACGAAATGGAAGGTTCTTCACCAGCGGTCCATAAATCATGTCGTCAAAGTCCACGACTTTGCTCAGCATGGAGTTGCTTTTGCGCACCAGTTTCGTCGTTTCACGAATGGCATCGTCGTAAGAGGCGTCTTCAGGGAGCAAATCTCCGAGAGAAAAGTGGCTAACCATCGCATCCCAACTGAACGCAGGGTCAATTTGGTAGCCAAGTTGCTTGGCCATTGCCGCTGTGGCGACGCAAAACCGGCGAATTCCCCAGTTTTCTATCGTGTCCTCCGCAATGTTTCCTAGTTTCTTCCCGTCAACCTTAATGTTTTTGTATGCAGCTCGCAGCGCAGCGAAGCCGAACGAGTGACACGTCCCGGTCCGCACTCGGCTCTGCAGCCCCAGAGGTGCTACACGCTGAGCGATCTCCTCAGAAATTGCCTTGTTGTACGCACAGAACGCCACTTCCCCCTCTGTCTCAGGGAGCATTTCCACCAGCAAGGTGGTCTTTCCAGACCCTGCTACGGACCTTACGATGAGGTTTCCGGATCCGGTTCGAACCCACCCCTTGGCGGCTTGCTGCTGAGGGGACAGGGAGAGGGTGCTTTTCATGAATGGGTTCCCACGAATGTGGCTTTCATGAACCAATTATACCGTTTCTGACGAGTAGACTCAAGGGTTTTAACCGGCGATTTGGGGGCGGTTAACCGCCTTTCACCGGTTCTTATTCAACGGCTTGTACAGCAAACGAAGTCGTGCTCCCCTTTTAGGGACGTTATTGCTCAGCGTCTCTCCTCCCTGTCCGCCTTAAGCATCCTTGAAATTTCCTCGCGGTTGAGCGCACCCTCCTTGTCGAGTGCCGCTTGCAGCTCAGCTCTGGCTTTTTTCGTCGCCAGGGTGCCCCCGTAATTTGCCCGTACACGCTCGGCAATGTTAGCATGGAGCACCATTGCGTTTCCAAGCTCCTGCCCCCTTAGATCCCTCTTCGGTGCGGCTTCAGCGGCTTTACTTGCCGTGGCACTTACGGGCTCCGACGGAGATTTCTCCGACAGCAGTTTATTCAGCTGCCCCCTTTGCCTGTCGTTCAGTCTCGGGTCACTCAGAACTTTCTTAAGGTCCTCAGCCCCCAAAGCCTTAATCTTCTTAGTAACCCGCATTCCACCCGGCTTCGCCCCCCTCTTCTTCTTGTCCGACGTCGCCCCCCTGCTTGGAGTGGGGTCCGCAGCCTGAGAAATTCGGGCCTTGCTCGGAAACTTTGTGACCCCGCTCGGAGTCAAGTTCTCTGGTACAAGGGGAACCATCACACCGGTCTCAATTCTCCCTTTGTCCAGGGAGTCCCGAATTTGCATCTTCGTCTTATTGAGCTTTTTGTAGGCACTACTCAACTTTTCAATCTTATCCTGAGTAGTTTTCCTCAAGTTGTCGAATTTCGGTGAGTCCGACATGCGCTTCAGCAACCCCTCCTGGCGGCTTAGCTTCTCTCCCACCTCTTTCATTTTCTCGTTAATTACAGTCCAGTGCTCACCGGTTAGCCCCGCTTTGACCTTGCCCTTTGCACCCACTGTTTGAGTCCGCCCAGAGCTTTCTACAATCTTCGACCCTTTCGGGAGCATTCCCGCAAGTTGGCTTATTGCATCGTTCTCTCCCTTCTCTTCAGGGGTGCCCTTGCGACAGGTCCCCCCGGTGCCGTATGCAGTGCCATTGGGGCGGACGCAGCGAGTGTAGTCGTAGTTCTCAATATATTCTCCGCGAGCTTCACCGGAGTTTGCAACAAATTGCTGCTCTCCACGACTCCTAGCCCCTTCAGAGAAATCTTGAAGTCCCCCTACATTTGAGATGGCGGACACTTCGTAACCTGCCTCACGCATCAGCGCGAGAAACTTTTCGGCGGAGTCAGGAGTGAAGGAGCCTTGCATACGATTTACCGTGTATGCCTTATTTTACCCTGATTGCTTCGCAGGCGTAAAGGGGTAAACCGAAGGTTTAGGGGCGGTTTCCCGCCCACCTCAGAAACCACTCTTAATCTCCTCGGACCGCACCCACTCCTTCAAACCCCTAACGTACGCCCTTAGCAACTCAGCTTGTTGCAAGTTCTGGGGGCACCCCGTTCTAAGGTGCAAGGACATGTGTCGGTCTATTGCATCTAGGCATGTTTTGATGACAGGGTTCCACGGTTCCCTGACTTTCGTGTTGTATGTTCTTTTCGTCTCGTCAAAGTCTTCCATTGCCGTGTTAACTACGTACTTAGTGTGGGAATCCGTTTCGTGAAGCAGCAAATTTCCAAGGGTGCGACCTTTGGTTTCGGGCTCCGCACAGTCACAAATAGTCCGTCATTTGCCAGAATTCGTATACAAATAAGGAGTGGGAGCGCAAAGAGCCTAGTTCTTCTACCGCAAGCACAATCAAACAACTTGGAGTGTGCGATTGTAGTACATTTTGCGGTCTTCAAGACCGTTGTAGCCGCCGTTAACTCTCCTGGTAACCTGCTCCACAGAAGGGTTTTTGTCACAAAGAGCATTCATTCCGTTGTTAAACCACCAGAATCCTGCCGAAGAGAACGGGTAATTATCCGCAACGTAGTTCACACCTTGCATCACCTGAGGGTCTTTAGTAAAATTAGCAAAGTCTTGGTAGTTCGCACGCCCTGTCAATTGTATGTAGCCCGCACCCTTGAAACGGGGGCCATCGCCCGGTTGTGTATTCCCCAGGTCTCTCCTACCTTCGTAGTCCCACCCCGAAGCAAGTTCTTTCTTCCAGCGGCCACCGCCGGACTCGTGAGCTGTTTGACTGAGAAAATGGCGAATTCGGGGCGGTGTTGTTATTCCGAAGTCCCCGAGGCACTTGTTTAGCTCGGACACTTCGGAGTCAGTGATTAGGGTAGGAGCGCATTGCCACACGTAGGCTAGGGTTTCCTTGGAAACATACTGCTTCGGTGGGGGGGCCACAGGTTGAGTGGGCGGAGTGTAGAGTTTGCGGTACTTTTTCACCCAAGCTGCCTCATCTGACAGCAATTCAGGTTGCTTTGCAATAACTTGCTTAGCAAAGTCAAGGAAAGCAGCTTCTTGGTTAGGATTATCGCTTCTGCGGTAACGAACGAAATCGAGGAATTTTTCTGGTGTGAATTGTGGCATTGTTCCCTGGTTACTTAGTTACTTGGTTACTAAGGTTTTACCCTCGGCCCCGTGAGGGGCCTCCCCCAAGAGCACAGTAAAAGGTTCCCCAGCCTATGTCTCAGCAGTATCCGTCTTGTACCTGTTAATGCCCCTGATGAAGGAGTCCATGTTGGTTGCTTTCTCGGCATCTTCGATGAACTTGCGCCTATCCTCGAAAAGGACCGGTTGAATAAGAACAGCGAGAATGCGGCTGATTGTGGGGTCGTTGATGTTCATTCGTTTTCGTCGGGGATTTGTGAGTCCATGGCAGCAATGATTGCGCCACGGTTGAGGAGAACCAAATAGTCCTCCCCGTGTTGGGGGATCGTGTAAGCGTGTATTCCTAGTGCCGCTGCAGCTTCACCTAGGTCCCTATAGGTGTATCCGGTTTTTTCCTTTGCGTCCTTAACAGTCCTCTCAGCCCACTTCATTGCTTCGGTTCTTCTCTCAAAAAATGTTTCACCCTGGAATTGAACTATATTTGCGTCTTTACGAACGGCAAAGGCGGTTATCTTGGATGATACGTTTTTAAGGTTCCCTGTATAAGCCGTGGCGGTTCTGATGGCGTTGTCCTCGCCCCCCCCGTTATAACCTCGAAGTCCTTGAGAGTCGTCTTGAGCCGCTCCTGCAGAGTAAGACCCGTTACCATGTATCCCCCTTCCAGGGTAGTGAGTATCCCCCTCACTCCCCAACCCTTTGAATTGATCTGAAAATTCCTTGGAAGTAACACCACGATAGAAGATTAGAGGGGACCCGTCCGAGTTTGTTACAATGTCCTTTCGTTTTCGTAAATCGTCGACCGTTGCAACCAGTTCGGGCTTGGCATTGAACCCTTGCCTCTTGTACAAAGAGGCTAGTGTTGGGGCTGAGGGTAGTTCTGGAACTACTTTGTCTATCGGAGAGCTACTACCCGGTGTCTTATCGTACTTAGGGGAATTCTTTAGAGCCGCTTCGTACGTCTTCGGGTCTCTGCCTGGCTTCTTACTTTCCCTCAGCTCTCTTTCCTTCTGATAAATCAACAGTCGAAGATTAATCAATCGGGCTTTATTTGCAACCGTGTCCAACTCCGGCGACTTAACCAGGGTTTGCATCATCCTGTAACTTCTTTTTATTTCCGCCACTGCTTTGGGACCTGACCCAACCCAATCGTATTCATCCTGCACCTTAGGGTTGTTCTCTGAGACTGCTTTCCTCAGCTCTTCCCTGCTGGTTTTCCTATCTGGCCCGCTACCCTTCTTGGACATCTGGCCCTCAGGAGCTTTCACTCCCCCTTTGCTCTTGAGCAAACCTTCTAAAACTGCCCTTTGCTTTGGGGTTACGCGAGGGTCCTGGAGAACCTTCTTAAGGTCTTCAGCTCCCAACCCTTTTATTTTTTCGGTGAGCCTCATTCCCCCTGCTTTAGGGCCACGCTTACCTGTGGCTTGGCTTTTCTCTTTCGCACCGATTTCTGTACCCTGCTTACACTTTCCTCGGCTACCGTATATAGTACCGTCCTTCCTCACACAACGTGTAAAGTCGTACGTTTCCCCCTCGGAGAAGTTCAGAGGGTGTGTCTCGGCGACGAGAGCTTCGTACGCTTGGAGAGCTTCAAAGGAAAAAGAACCGTGTGCCATGTTTGTAATAGGTGAAGTTATTAGTTGCAAACAGGCAATGTTGGCTTCCTTTCAGCTTGGCCGCCTTGCCGCCCCATTTCTTGAACTTGCTGCTGAGGCTGCTGGTCGAAAGTTTGGCCTTGCTGCTGTGCCGCTTGCTGCGCTTGCTGGGTGGCCTGGCGTTGCTCTGTGCTTCGAGGTTTGGGCTTCGGACGGCAGTTTTCCTCATAGCTTGCCGAGAGTTCCTTGCCCCTTTGCCCCAACTCATCAAACATTGCCAGTCCTTTAAGATCGCTACGCGATCTTGGTCCTTGCTGCGGGTTTCCTTTCGGAAGAGAAACAGGGAAGATTGACTCTGAACTTTGCTCCTTTTGCTTACCCTCACTTCCTTTTTGTTTCCCCGGACGACTATCAATGTCCATGCCTTGTAAACTTTGGGCGTGCGTAGTTTTGTTCTCTCTCGGAAGCTTCTCTGTTGTCCTACCAGTCAAAAACTGCTGTTCCCACGGAGACTCACCGTATAGCATTTCTTGTACGGCAGCTAAAGATTCGGTTGTAAATCCGGGGACGTTCATTCTTACTAGTTCTTTTTCGATTGGATCTGAGTGGAAGTTAGCGTTCCGTGCTCCAGGGTACTCCCGCTCTTTCGGTGAGTTCTACTCATCGCATTCTTCCACTAACTACTCCACCCTTAATACCCGACTCTACTCTTTTACGGAAAGAGTCTCTCTTTCTCTCTTCCGGGGTCATAGCCTCACGCTCTTTCGCTGCCTTGGTCCCAGCCTCGCTTCTACCCTCAAGTTTAAGCCTTTCTGCCATAGCCTTCTTTATGGCTAAGGCGTGGCCCTCTTTCACATCGGTTTCATCGTTGTCTATGGCTTTAATCACCGCCTTATGAATTGCCCCCAAGTGCTTCACTGACTCTGCCTTTGCGTAAATCTTGTTAAAGGTCTCGTCCGCGTCACTATTCCAGCTTATATTTCGTTTAGCGTCCTCTCTCGCTAGCTCCAGTTGTTCCGGCGTCATTGGGCCTAACCCACGGCTTTTTGTTAGGGCCACCTCTATTCCCTTGCGGCATTGTCCCGCCGTCCCATATGCGCTACCATCAGGTTTTACACATCGAGTGAAGTCGTACGATTCTCCCTCAGAGAAGTTCTGGGGGTATCTTTGAGAAACAAGTGCTTCGTAAGCTGAGAGGGCTTCACAGGAAAAGGAACCGTTTGCCATGGGGGGTCTGCTTTAAACTTATTTTACCCCACTTCCTATCAACAAGGCCAATAGCCGTCCAACCTTACCCCTGGCAAGAACCGTCGGGAGGTCCACAAATTACAAAGTCCAAAGCACCATCAAGCATAGAAGCAACCTCCTGAGCAACCTCCTCGGAATAACCCATCGACGTTAGCCGCTCTGCATGATCCTTCGACTTACCCGCCAAGGAAAGCGCTATCGCAATGGCCTGGTCTTGAGACTTAACAACCTTACCTTCTTTCCCCTTCTTTCCACGGCCAGAGTGCAGTGGTTTCGGGTCGTGATGCTTCCACCGGTGCATCACTTGCCCCACTTTGTCTTTGTGAGAAGACATCGAGTGACCTTCAGGAAGCTTCGACATTTAGGAAGAGTGGAACTACAAAGGTTTTACCCTGCTTACTCTCTTTGTTATAGGCGGACTTACCCGTATGAACAGAGGGGGATCCCACCCGTGGGGCTAGAGGTAAGCCCCGCCTAAGAGCGCATCCTCACTTACATCCCCCTTCTCTCGCAGCTTCATTGCAGCTTCAAGGTACGGATTTGCGCCGTCACCAAGCTCGCCGCGTCTTTCCTTGTAACGAGACATGAGCGCGATATACTGCGCGTCGTTTTTTCCTGTAGTCCCTTTCATTAGATACCCTCGTAGAGTGTGTTGATCACTTCCATCGCTTGCTTGTCGCTTAGTTTAGCCCAAGGTCCCACCTTATACTTCTCGTCGCGAGTGCTAGTTTTAGTGGTAAGAACTTTAGTCATGCCTTCACCGTCTATTCCAAAACTTCGGAGTTTCTCGATAGCTCTCTCTCTGTTTGTGTACGCTTTGTAAGCTAGCGGGGCATCCTCTTCGAGAAATGCTAAGTAGTTTGCTTTTTGTTTCGGAGTGTTATACTTTCTTTCCACATCTGCAATTAGGCTCCCACCTGGACCCCAACTCTTAAAGGTGGAGTCTGCGCTTTTTCCTCTGGGTCCCGGAAAGGCACCTAGTGCCTCCACAAGAGCAGCTTTCGGATTGTCTTGCGCCAGCCCCATATCAACAAATCGCCCTTTACCCTTCTCATCTACCAAAACATTGCCCCCATGCATATCATTGTGTGCGACCCCCATCCTGTGCAGATCTGCACGAGCCTTCCAATAGGCGTCGGTGTTCCCTTTACTGGAATCTCTACTCGGATTCATACCTAGAGGGGTCCCTTGAACTTTTGACATAGCGATACGACCGTTCCTTAGGTCTACCCCCGTTCCCTTGGGGCCAGCGGGTCCGCCAATATCCGCAGCAATCAGCTTCGGCCCCAAGTCGGCTTTACCAACTTTATCTACGATAGCCGCCTCCGTGCGGCTAATTATACCTCTTTTAACAACTTCGCCGTCCGGGCTTAGAATCGCAGTGCCGTACATACCCGACCCTAACATCTTAGCCTTTTCACCAAAGGTGCGACTCCAACCGTCGTACTTCGGGTCTCCCTGTCTCACATGGTTGCTCTTTTCGATCTTAGAGTCCATGATCGCGGCTATTTCTTCTTCGTAGGTTAAACCAGCTGAGTTAACTTTCTTGGTTGCTTCTCTTGGATCTCGATTCTCCTCAAGAATGCTCTTAATGTCGGCCAGAACTTCTTTCTTCGTTACTTTTGCTCCGCCGCTCTGACCCCCACCGGGTTCTAACCCGGATGCTTTTCGTTGTGGCACAGCCGAAACTTTTGTGTCGCTCGCCGGTGAAGGTTGCCGTTCGGTCAGCAGCTTGTTTACTTGCGCTCTCTGTTTGTCGTTCAGCCTCGGGTCATTTAGAACCTTCTTCAGTTCTTCAGCGGGTAGCGCCTTGACTTTGGCGGTCAAACGCATTTTTCCCTGCGCTGTTGCTTCTTTCTGGGCGTCCGGTACCGCTTTCTTATTCGATAGCTTCGCTGAGAGTTTTGAGAGTGATGAGTGAAGCTCAGGGGGGAGGGGTTTCCCCTGTGGTGTTGGCTTTACTGTCTTCTTAGTCCTTTCGGTCTTTGTCTTCTCCCCCTTTCTCTTTGGCACTTTTTTCTCTGGACCACCCTCTTTAACTTGCTCTGTCCCTTTCCTACACTGCCCCGCCGTCCCATACACAGTGCCGTCTTTCCTCACACAACGTGTAAAGTCGTACGTTTCCCCCTCAGAATAGTCCGATGGGTGCTGTTCGGCAATCAGTGTTTTGTACGCCTGGAGGGCATCGGACGAGAAGGAACCTTGCACTGTACAGAGTCTATACCTATACAGGTTTACCCTTCGATATCAACCTCTAGCTCTTCCAGAAAGTCTCGAAGCTGCCGCGTCTGGTGAGACAGCCGTGAAAGAAGCAAAATGGAGTCCGCCAGGAACTCTTCGAGTTCGTCACGAGACAACTCCTTGAGTCTCTTTCGCACAGATTGGGCGCGGAACTCAATCTCCAGGGGAAGCGGTGTTACGCTAAATGTCCTCGGTGAATCCATGTGCAATTGCCTGCAATTTGTAGAATTTATCTGCGGCCCACTCTCTCTCTTCAGGCGACAAGTCTTTTTCCTCAGCATACTTGACAACAGTAATGAGTTCGGACTCTGAAAGTTCTTTCATGGACCTCACAAGTTCGGGAGAAGCCACGTAAGGCTTAACATCGTCGTCGTTAAAAATAAACTCTCGTGTGGTCCAATCTTCAGGGTTAGAGTCGTAGGAAACATGGTAGTTATGATTTGTCATATCAACCATAATTACTTTCGATTCAGGTAATCCCAACTCTGTCGCAATTTCGGTGTAAGTCTTCTTTTGCTTCAGTAGCTCGTCTACCTTGGTCTTATACGTCGCAACCCATCGCGGGGTTTTCACCATTCGGGAGTAGTCCCGCAAAGCGTGCTGGATATAGCCTCTGGCGGTTCTCCAAGCAAAGGTGCTAAACTGAACTTTTTTGTCGGGGTCATACCGTGTAGCAGCAACGCAGAGTGCGAAATTCGCTATTGACTCAAGGTCCTCTCTTGTGAGAGAGCCGGTGTACCCGCCCGTTGAGCACTTAGCACCGTAGGCGAGTCGTCCAGCGATCCATTTGTGGTCTCTTACCAAACACTGTTGCTCTTTTGTGAGCTCAGGGTAGCGCCTGTAGCGTCTTTTTGCCATATTAAGCCTCGCAGCTTTTGCATTCGTTGTAAGCGCCGTCTGAATCGTCATAGGCGATAGCCATCTCGGTGTTATTTGATTGTTTGTACTCAATATAGTTGGTGTAACCCCCGATATGTTTCTTGAACAGCCACAATTGTGGCACAGTTGTCCACTCAGGGTTCCAAAAGCCTTTCTCCTCCGCCTCTGCTTTCGTGATTTCTTCGTACCGAACTCCCTCCATAGACAGCTCGTTCTTGAGTTTCACACACCACGGACAACCCTCACGGGTCACAATCAAAGCAGGGACAACTTCTTTGTTTGTAAGGAGGCTGCTTGACTTCAGGTAATAAAGCGACTTTAGCCCCATTTTCCATGCAGCAAGGTGTAGACGAGTAATATACGAGGCATCTGACTTCGGGTCTGGAAACAGATTTAGCGATTGACCCTGACACACGTAAGGTTGCCGGTCTGCAGCCTGCTTGATAAGCTCAAACTGGTCTACCTCTCGAGCAGTCTTAAACACTTCTTTTTCGTGCTCAGTCAAGCATTCAATGCCCTGAACACTTCCCTTGGCCACTAGAATTTGATCCCAAACTTCCGGACCTACTCCTCTGTCGCAGAAGATTTTTTCAAGGTACTGATTCTTTCGAACATATGTGCCTTTAGCTTGTTTGGCGACGTAATAGTTTCGGTCTCGTGGCTCTATGCCTTCGGTGCCTGCCCCGCAAATTACACTATTTGTTTTGGTTGGTGCGATCGCGATTAAGTGCGTGTGACGCATTCCGGTACCTTTGCACCATTCCGGTTCCCCAAACCGCTCGGCCAGCTCCCTCGAAGCTTTGACTGCTTCCTCCTTCATCCATCGAGTTGTTTCGACGTTTAACTCTCGCGCCCCTTGTGACTTTACGGGAAGTCCGTGCAATTGGTAAAGGGAGTGAAGTCCCATGACTCCTAGGCCAAGGGCACGGCTTTTCTCTGCGAAACGAACGGATCTACCCATGCCAACCTTGTCTTTGGCTTTGCGTATGAACTCACTAACGACTGCCTCAAGGAAGTGAATCCCAATTTGAGGAACAGTACGGCCTGAAGTAGGAGACTTCCAATCCTTATACTCGTCGTAGCGACTCAGGTTTATGCTGCTGAGGACGCACACGAATGAGTGGTTCTCGTCAGTGTGTAGGAAGATTTCCGAGCACAAATTACTGGTCTTTACAGTCAATCCCCTTTCTTTGTAGCAGTCCGGGTTCTGGTTGTTAGCATTGTCAATGAAAATCAGGTAAGGGGTACCAGAAATCATTCTTGTTCTCAAAACCTCTGCGAACAACTCATGCTTTTGTTTGTCCCCCTTTATCATGGACTCAACCCACTCATCGGTTATGGTGAGTGCTATGTTTGAGTCTACCCAGGTCCTTGGATCTCCTTTTGTGTGATCCTTTGCACGAAGCAGTTCTGGAACGTCCGGGTGATCAATAGGCAGGTAAAAAGCGAATGATCCTCTCCTGACTCCCCCTTGGCTCACTACTCTCGCACAAATATCGTATTGCTGCATCCAGGGTACAGCGCCAATTGATTTTCCTCCCCCAGTTATAGGCGACCCTGCGGGGCGAATTTCCCCGAAGTAGTTTCCCACTCCACCCCCACTCTTGCTGAGTTGAGCTACTTCTTTTAGGTGTGAGTAGATAGAGGAAATGCTATCCGAAGGGTGAACAGAAAAGCAGGATATAGGCTGACCCCGGTTTGTACCGAAATTGGAAGCCACCGGACTAGCCGCGCCGATCCATCCGGACCATAGGCAGTGGAACAAGTCTTCGTCTAGTGTCGGATCTTCGTTTATCTTTGACGCCGTTTTTGCGAGACGGCTAAACATATCCTTCGGAGTCTCACCTACTAATAAGTAGCCATTTGAGAGAGTATGAAGGGCCTCTTCATTCATCCAATGTGGGTGAGTAAGTTCTGTATTCATAGTGATTTCAAGAGTTAAGAATGTGGTTATAGCGTATTACACCAAGTCTAGAACCAGATCCTTTAAGTTAACTCTCAAAAAGTCCTGAGTCGGTTTTGCAACGTAGGCGTCCCCCGACTTTGCTTGAGCGAAAACGTCTGTACTTGTCGCGCCTGCAGCAATAGGGTCGAACCACTGTTTAATCCTGTTCGCAGACTCCATGTCGACGTGGAACATAGGTACAGATATTCCTAGTTTATTCAACCTGTCGTTTGCTCGCCAGCGAAGATAATGCTTCGTGTCCTGCAGAGTAATGGTGTCGAGCGTACGTCCTTCAAAGATCTGGTTAAGGAACGCGTCCTCATTTCGGAGTACCGCGTCAAACCCTTGAAAAATCGCTTCTGCTTCAATCAGGGTTAAAGGGTCTTCCTTAATCAGCTCACGAAAGAGTTGTATTCCGGTATCGCTGTGCTGTTGCTCGTCTTGAATTGACCATGATATAATTTGCGATAGCCCTCTGTACCTTCCGTTGAGATTTAAGGAAAGAAGGACTGCGAAGGAAGAAAACAGCGAGACACCCTCGGCAGCGCCACTGAATACCGCGAGGGACTCCTTAATGTTTTTCTTTCCTAGAAAGTACCCAATCTTTTGACGGGCTATGGGGTCACCAAGGAAAGCCTCAAATTCGTCTAGACCCAGGGTGTCCGATAAGAGATTATATGCTTCGGCGTGAACAACTTCAGAGAAAGCAAAGGTTCGAGCCACTGCCGCAATCTCATGTTTAGGAAACCACTCCGGAATCTTTGACCAGTAGTCCCCAATGTGTGTCTCAAGAATGGTGAAACCACGCAAAATGCCCCCCACAATCTCACGTTCGCTCTGAGTTGCACTTTGCCAATCTCGAACATCACTTTCAAATTGTGCTTCTTCAGGACCCCAAAGAGAAAGACGGGCTTTCTGGTAAGTTTTGAAAAACTCAGGGTATTCAAATTCCCCGTTAAGTTTGTAGGCTTCTCGATACTGTGTGATGCTTGGCATTTAGTCGTTCTAAGCGTTTGCGTTCTTTTTCTGCGAGATATCTGTCTCGCGCAGGTTTGTGTTTTTCATGGCTCCACCACTCGGGTTGATTCCCGTGTTTCCAAACAGCGTACCCTTTCTCACCCATTAGGTAATTTCGGTACGCTTGAACCGGGTTTGCTGGATCTTTGTACTGGTCTGGCATAGCTTGAACGAACGGTGAGTGGTCTCTCGAACTCGCCGCGTTGAAGTTTTTGTAGAGCAAGGTCCGAACTTCATCTAAGCCGAACAAAGCACCGTGGTATTTGTTGTATCGTTCCCAGTACTCCTGAGCCATACCGAAAGCGTGCTCCACGACCCAGTGAACGTTGGCTGGCGTTTCGTACAGCCACTTTGAACAAGGGTGGTGAGCGAAACCTTTCGTCCCGTAGAACAGCTTTTCAGACTCCAGGAGAGCCAGTTGCCTATTGAGTCCGGGCTTCTCGATTTTCACCTCAAAGGTGTTAAACACCCAAGGTGCCAGTAACTGCAAGCTCTCAGTCGTCATTTTTACGACGAGCTTGTCAGGCAGGGATGCCCCCGCGATTTGCGGGTCTTCATGCACTGCAAAGATGTTCATTTGTTTTGAACGAAGTAGTTTAGTTTAGCGCGAAAAAGGTAAACTCTTCCGAATTTGTTTTAGCCAAAGAAAAACCACCCCCGGTTATCTCGAAGGCGGTCACTCGATCTCTTGTAAGGATCTCACCAAATTCCTGGTATAATTTGCCCAGTGACTGCGTAAGACCCGAGTGCAGCGACTATTCCTATCATCGCCGCTCTCCCATTCATCCTTTCTCCTAAAAAGTCCCAGTCTATCATAGGCCGGTAGTTTGAGTCTACGGGAGTCATCGGGGGCTCAATTGCAAAGTTATTGAGCCGACCCTTTTCATCAGAAGTGACTGTCATTTTGTTTGTTCCGTGTTTAAGTTTAGTGATTGCTAGAAGAGGTAAAACAGCTTTGTCGTACGGTCACAGAGTGGACCCCGAATTCGAGACAACTTGCTCCAAAGGAAGGGTCACCTCGCCGGACTGCTGGTGCTGGCCCAAAGCAGCTAGGCCCGTGGTGAGATCTTCGTAGTCTTCACCCACACTCTGACCTTTTCTCTCAGCTTTGAGTCGCTTACGCTCGTTCAGCCACAGTTGCATGTACGCAAGGTCACCGGGAGTGTGAAGCTCAGGGTGCCTCAGAGCTTCCTTTACAAGCTTTTTCGCTTTTGTCATCGTTCAATCTCCTGAATAGTGAAGGAAGGGCAACCAAGGTGTTTGCAAAAGGTTTGTGCAATTTCCGACGAGGACCGCCCGCCGCAGGTAAACACGTCCACAGCTGCCTGGCCTTTCTCAGGCCACGTGTGAATCGAAATATGACTCTCCGCAAGCAAGATAATGCCTGTCAAACCTTGCGGGTCAAACTGGTGAAGGATCGGCTCGCTAAGGGCCACCAACTCGTGTTGGAGCACTGTGAGTCTGAACGCCTCTCGAAGCCGATCGATGCAGTTTAGCTTGTCGAAGTCAGCGTCGAAAATGCGAACTAGAGCATGAGTTCCAAGACTTTCCAATTCATAAATACCTCAATTATTCAGAAGTGTGCTGTTCTAAAATTTGTTTTACCCCATCTCTTAGTTCCCTTAGAGACAGGGCACCTTGCAAGAATCCCAGGTACTTTCCCGTTGAACTCAGGAAGAGGTAAGTAGGGAAGTCTATCTCGTATGTGTCTGAGACTGCGTAGCGTTCGAGACACTGGTAGATTCGAGTCCGTGTTGCGTTCCCATTAAAGTCTCGAAGGGTGTCAAAGGGTATCTCTTGAAAAGAAACTTCGGGAAACCCCTCAAACATGGACTTGTCGAACCGGGACATCGTGTCACAGACTGGACATCCAAGGTCGAACACCTTGGTCACAACAACCGCTGCGTTAGGTTTATTTTCTGTCATTGTCCCGCCTCAAATAAAGTTTCGAAGTTCGGGACTAACCTCACGCACTTTTTTGGTGAAACGTGAAATGTGACCGTTTGTAGCCTGTTTCGTAAGCCCATACTTTTGAGCAACTTCCCCTTGTCGCATTGCCTTTCTGCCGAGTAGTCCGAAACGGTCGCAGACGATTTGTGCTCTCTTACTTTCGAGAGACCCACAACCCTTCTTCAGGATTTCCGCAATGTCAACGCTAGCAAACTCTTCCTTCAGCTCGTAAGCGTTCGGGTCTTCAAGGTTGTTCGACCAGTCTGACTGCTCTAAGGACAGCGCAAACTTGGGGTTCTTTTTCTCTTTTCTTGCAGCACCCTGAACCGCACCACGAACGTTCGGGTAGATCCACGTCATTGGGCGGATGCCCCGCCCGTTGACCCGATAGTTAAGGTCAAACGTTTTGATAGCTTTTACGATGCCAAGTAAACCCTCTTGAACAAGATCGTCGTAGATATAATCGTGACCCATAAATTTGTACTTGTGGGCAAACTTATGAACAAGTGGGGTGAACTGCTTCAGAGTCTCTTTGACCGCTAGAGAATCTCCTCGAACTGCGCTGTAAAAGGTTTCGTCTGTGTACATGGTGTTTTTCAACTACAATAAGTATAGCGCCTCTGAGGGGAAAGGCAAAGCCGGTATCCCGGCGTTTTTAGGCGGGTATCCGCCATCCCTCACTCTTGTGAATTTTGATATTCTTCCAAAAGGTCTTTGGAAGGCAATCTTTCGTGGTTTTGCCGCATTATCCAAACGCAAGCTGCTTTCTGAGTGACCCACGCTGTGTAGAGTTGTTTCGATAGAGCTTTTAGCTCTTCTAGGTTAGTGCAAGAATCAATGTCCCTGTGAAACCTCTCCATCTCAAATGTTTGGGTTAAAGTCAGGGAGATGGCATCAGAACTCATGGTTTTCGTCAAAGTAAATAACTTGAACACGGACCTCACAAAGAAGGTCGCTTGCAATTTTGAAACTGTCGGACCACTTGGACCCGGACAGAACTGGTGCTGGGCAGATAATCTTCTTAACACCTGCCTGAGCGAGCATGCTTGCGCAAGGCGAACACGGATGGCGAGTTATGTAGGCTGTAGCCCCGAGCAGAGTGGATCCCCTGCGTGTGGCGTCGATTATCGCATTCCGTTCGGCATGAATAATCACCTTGTTCTTGTAATCCGAGTCTTTTAGGCGGTGGAGATCATCAGACAGTCCTTCAGGAAAACCGTTGAATCCCTCGCAGATTGCCCTTTTGTCCTTTACCATTACACACCCAACTTTTCGCTTCGGGTCTTTACTCCAGGATGAAATTTCTTGGGCCCGGTGAATAAATCTTCGGTCCCACTCAGACAAAAAGGGGTTAGTGTCCGGTGTGAAATCAGCGATTGTCACCGCTTCCTGAAAGAACACCACGTGCGGCTCGAGAGACTAACTTGTCCAAGTTCATTTGTGCGATATCTTCGAGAGAATAGTCGATTTCTGTTGCGAGTTGTGACAAGTACCAAAGCACGTCTCCAGCTTCTTTCGCAATTTGGTCTCTCTTTTCATCCGTGATAACTCCCTGGTCGTCTCGAATAATCTTCTTAACTTTCTCCGCTATCTCTCCAGTTTCCCCACTTAACCCTAAAGTGGGGTACACGAAATTTGACCCTAAGTTCGGATAAACTGCGGTGGCTCGTGATTTTTCTTGGTAAGTGTTTAGATCCATTTTGTTTCAGCTTGTTGAAAATGTGTTTGATTTTAGGCGGTGGTTAGTAACTAAACTCAATTTCTTGGACTTCCCCTTGCTCAGCCATTGTTCCGTAGGATTTGAAAACGAGCCCCAGGTTAAAGCGAATTGTTGTAGGGATTTTCCCCACAAACTTGGCCACACCCTTAAGTATGCTCTGCGCTGAAAGAATTTCGTAGTCGAACGTCTCAACGCTAGTCTCAGGGATAAAGACATTAAGGCTCAAGTGGCCACCCTCAGGAAGAAACTGGTAAGTGGTCTGTCCGACAACTATAGCCCCTTGGTTATCGTTCAGCTGGGAGCGCAAGGTTACCAGCAGTACCATCCACTCAACATTATTATAGTTCCCCTCAAACGGAGATAGAAGGTCGAAGGTCGAAGGTGAAACTCGGTAGCCGTAGTCAGCTTCAGACTCCGCCACCACTGCAACGTGGCTCAGATGAACTCCGTAGTGACCGGACTTTCCTCTTTTAACGAGGCTCTCGTTAAGGTAGCTGTGAGGGTCCTTGTAAGTTTGTGCCATTTGGTTCAGGATGTTCGTAAACTACGTAGCCGCCGTTTGTGACGTTTCGGAAAGGGTCGTTTGGGAGCACTTCCGCTGTATTATTGCGAATGCGGTTCTTTCGTAAACTCCCTTCATCGCCGAACTGAGGGTGCTTTCCGAGCAGGTCCCAGACGTGTCGCTTTGACTCAATGCTGAAAGACCCAAAGTAGCGGTCAACAGCGTTGTTTTCAGACCCTGATGTTGTTCTCAGGGGGTTAGCTTCTGAAAACGTTTTCTCTCGGGGCTGAGAGAGGTCGTCTCGCGACTTCACTTTACGACTCAAAGATCTCTTCAAACCGAAAGCACCCGACCCGTTACCGTACCCGCCCTGAGAGTTTATCGGAGTGGGTAGGTCGGGTTGAGACTCTTCCGGATTTTGAAAAAGTTCGTCCATCAGTTCAAAGGTAAGCGCAAGGAAGGTACGAAAGAGTTCTCGCTCACCTTGCGAACTCCAACAATATATCGAGTCGTGAAGTACTGCCCAGGCTCAGGCACCAAGTACCCGAATTTCACAATTTGCCACAGTGACACAAGGTGGAAGGCGTAAGCAAGATTCTCTGTTCCCTCTATGAAGGTCTTCACTAGGAGGCGAGGAGTGTACAACTCACAGAGACAACTCAGTTCCTGAACCGTTCCAATCTTGTCGTACAACCCTGCGGGATCATCTGCTAAGACAAAACCCTCAGATTCCAGTTGCGCCTTGAGCCTAAGTTGCTTTTGGCATTCGTATGTAAAAGAATCCACAAGGGTTTGTTCAGAGTTTTGTATGTTCATACTTTTACCCCTTTAACCTCGTAGAGTTTTTTACGTGCGGATTCTCGGAACCTTTCAGCAACATCGGGTGAGTAGTTCTTGTCAAGAAGCCAATCGTCACAGCAATTTGTCTTAGGGTTGAGTAGTCTTTGTTTGTCCATGTCTTCCATGGATTCAACTAGCTTTTCCCCTTCCAAAACAAGTTCCTCTTGAGCGTGACGACAATTGTTCCAGTTTTCAATGACGTAGTTCGCCTCGCCACCAATCTTAAAACCATCCCTCATCACCAGCTTTTCCATTATCTCTCGAATTAGCGTCAGAGCTGTTTTGTCCTTGGTCTCTTGCCGCTGACCCGTCGTTTCGTCGAACAGAAACTCTCGTGCGAGGGAAATTGCCTTTCTCACAGATTCCCACCTTAGCTCTCGGAAACCTTGGTAGTAATGTGTCGACGGACGCCCTGCGTTCTCCCACTCTTTTTTCATGCTCGCAGTTAAGTGTTGGCACGACGGGTCCACTCCCACAAAGTAAAGAGAACTGAGATACTCGTAGAGAACATCCGGCGTCAGCTCGGGCATGAAGCTAAGGTCTGACCCCGTTCGAACCGAGTGAGCGAACGCCATGGCATTAACGAGTGCCTGTGTGACATCGGCTTTGAATCGGATCCTTTGTCGTGTGGTCCAATAGCGCACTTCAACCTGAAGGCGATTGATGCGGGGATCAGCTACATCGTTAATGATTTCCCAGAACCTATCGGTAGCGAGGCGGAGACACCAAAGATACAACGCATCAGCACTCACACCTAGCTTATTAGCGAGGTAAGGAATGTGTGCTCGTGGGCGAAGGTCGGGAGACCCCTCTGACACTGTCCCTTTCGTGTTTTCGATGTTTTTTGTTACCTCGTACTCCCTATATGTACTAATGAGCTTAATTCGATCTATGATCCCGGGGTCGAGATCGTAGGCAAACTTACTGTTCCAGTCATTGGAGTTAACCAATATGACTGTCTTTGGCCAAATTTGCTCGGCCTTCTCGAACTTTTCTTCTACTTGAAATACCATGTGTTCAGACAACCTCGCTATGGTTATCTCGGGTCTTACCCAGCTGAATGTTACCATTCAGAGCAGACTATATCTTACTCCCCTTAGGGAGTCTTCCCGTTTCGAACCGCTTGGCTCTACTCTCTTTCGAGATAGTCGTTAGGCTTTCAAACCTTGCGGTTTGTTTAGCACGGTAGATTGCCCGTGGTACACACGGGGTTCCCCCGTTTAGGGAAGTTTGCTCTCCGGTGTTTCCACCAGAGGGGGCTATACCGTCAAGCTAACCCATTCGTAATCAGAATCTTGGTCTCCTCAGAAGCAAGGAACTTCTTGAGAGAAGCCAAGGAGGTATCATCCTTGTATGCTATGTCACTGAGAGCAGCAGCTTTAAGGCCGAAGCGATCCTCAGTCGATTTAAACGTGTGAGTTACAAAACCGCACTTGGAAAAAGCTGCGGTCATTCCATTGAAGAGAGTCGACTTTCCTAACCCAGCATCCTTACCTACAATCACCCCCGCCATACGAGCCGTGTGATCCACGGGTTGGTCCTTGCCAGGTGGTAAGTGATTTGACCTGCCGACACCAATTCGCCCAATAATCAACCTGAGCATTTCCCGCTCTGCCTCAGGGAAGATCGAGAAAACGTCAGCTAAGGTCACCATTTGCAGAACAGGGTTGAACCAGTCTCTGTCGGGAACCCACGACCTTGGATTAGAGACAGGAACTCCACCCCACCGAGCCGCAGGGTCAAACGTATGGCCGTAACTTAGCGTGTCATGAATGCTCTTGCTCATGTTTATTCTCTTCATCTTCAGCAGCCGCTCTGTGAAAGAGACGAGATCTGAGTCACCGGCTTTCGGTTTGTATAAGGGTTCCCAGAAAGTTCTTACATCGTCTGGGCACAAATCAGGGTGAAAACAGGATTCGATCTTCTCAAAGTCGTCGTACACTGATATGTCTTGCAAAGGGTTGAAGTCTGCCGGGTACTGAATTCCCCTTACCATTACAGGTGGCGTGGGCTTCAGAATGCGGTGCCTACAGTGATCACCTGACTCGTCAATTTCAACAACGAACCCTCTCGCCTTTAGTAGAGTAATGCCTGAGTTGTAAAGCTCGGACACTTTTGTGGGTGCTCTTTTTTTCTTCTCTTGTTTTTCCTCTCCGTCTTTCTTCGACCGGAAGGACGCTGCCTTGTTTCGCTCTTTCGCTTCGGTTAGTATTCCAATCTCTTGTTTCGTACTTCCGAGTCCCCCGGAAAAGGGATCTGCCATGTATCCTCTTGTTGTTTAGGTTTGACGGTGTAGTATAGCAAAAGACCCCAGCGGTAAGCCAGGGTCTTGTTGCCCCGAGAGTTTAACTCAGGGACTTAAGATGTTGGTCAAAAGTCCAGAGCAAAGCTCTCAGGGTTCTGAACAAAGTTCGGACACTTCAGTGTCACTTTTGCTGCAGCGTTGCCGTTATACTCGAAGTGCTCAAGAACCTTTAGAGTTGCGGGAGCGTCAGGAGTAATCAAGGGCTCAGCAGCAAGAATCTTCTTCATTGCGGAGTTCGGCTTGACAATCACCCAGTCGGAGACTTCGGTTTCTTGGTCTATCCACTCTCCCTCGACTTGAACGCGAACTGGTGCCACAAATGGCTCAGTCACTTTCGCTTGCAGAAAGTAGTCGGTACCGAAAGCACCACCTTCCTTGACTCGATAAGAAGTGATTGTGTATTCGCCTAAGGGTAGACTCGCGACTTTGACGAAAGGACCCACAAGACGCTCTCCCCCTGTGTTTTCACCACGCTTGGAAAGATCCGGTGCGGCATAAACCTTTTCAGCAATCGCTTCGGGATTTTCATCGAGCAAGAGTTCGAGAAGATCTGCGGGAAGTTCCTCCTTAATTTCCTTCTTCCGAATTGTGATAGGAAGAGTGTAAAGAGTGCCGTCTCCTTGTACGGACACAGAAAGAACGGGCTCGGTGTATTTACCGATCTGCTCATCCTTAAAGGCGAACTTTAGTCCTTTCGGGGCGTTAGCCACTCCGACCTTGCCAGGAGCCAACAGAAGGGGAATATCCCTATCACCCCAACGAATTACAAGGCCACCTACCTCCGTAGAGAAGATTGTGGGAGAGTAAAGACGTTGAAAGGTCCCATTCGGATCAGCCTTCACAGTGAAGGTAGACGCTTCAGGGTCGAAATCCTCGCCAGTTAGCGCACGAAAGATGGTTGACAACCCATTGCGGTAAGACTCGGGCAGAGCCTTGTTTGGAATGTCGGTGTATGCCCGTGAGTAGCTCTTTGACTCCAACCTTGCGCGGTTTTTGTCGTCGAGTTGGGGCAGAATTTTGAATGTAGTTACAGCCATTGTGTTACTTGTGAAGAACGCGATAAACTGAGCCCTATTGCCCAGCACGTTCAACACAAGTATAGGCTTGCCCCGGACTAGTAAACTCCCGTGTTGCCCCCTACGTTTTGCCAATGCGACGAAGATTCAACTGCCTGACCTTCTCGAACGGTAGATCAACAACACCGCTTCCGTTCACAAACTTGATGCCCAGCTCCTTTGTCAAATAATCGTACAAGCCCCGGTCGGTCACCAAAGTCTGAGAAGTTCCAAAAAGTTTTGCTAAAAGATGGAAGGAGTCTGCAGCCTCCGACTCTTTTTGTGCAACTTGTCCACTCGATGGCTCGGGGTAGGTTTGCGCAGGAGTGTTAAACCCTAGTGAACCCCAGGCGTAGTTGTGCCAACTCTCCAGAGTTCCTGTGCTTCCGACCAAGTTTTTCTCTTTGGCTTTTCCGAGCCAAGTCTCGCCGAGTGCCTTATTCATGAGATTCCCGAGGCCGTACTGACGGCTAGCTTGAATGGAAACTTCCACTCCACCATCCGTCTGAGTGTACTCAATACCATTAACAATCCAGTCTTCTATGAAAGTTCCACTGAAGTTTGGTATAAATAAGACATCGTTCGGCTTCACACCGGTAAGGGCAGGACACATAAAAACTGAGGCGCTTAGCTTGGAACTGCGCTCTTGCTGTATCTCAAGTTTTCGCTTCTCTCCGTCTTGATTTTCCTTTAGGCGCACCCCAGGCCTAGCACGAGAGTTGGCCGTGTTTCCGGCCCCACTCTTGCTCTGGGACTGTTGAGCCGCCACTGCTTGCTGGCTCTGCGGAGTTGTCGTCGCAGGTTGCCCCTGTGCCCCCGGCTGCGCAGGCTGAACCTTTTCTTGCGTGCTCTCCAAGCTCGTCTGAGTCTTTTGAGGGGGCTGCCATTCAGACGTTTTTGTGATTGTGTTTATAATCCCTGGCCCAAGGAAGTACCCGTACCGAATAGTGGGGTCGGGGAACTGACTCTGTGGTGCGAGCTCCTCCACTGTGGTCTTATCTGACAAGTACGGCCCCAGCACCACGCAACTTGCAGAAAGTTTTTGAGAAGTTCCCGGAGAAACAATGTTCGTCGCCATAACGAGCCCACCAGTTTGCTCAACGAGGTTTTTCACGCTGTCAAGGTAGTTGGACCCCTCGGAATAGTTTGACAGAACTTTCGTTGTTTTCAGACTTTCTTGCATCTGCTTCGTGACTTTCACAAGATCATACTTTTCGACCCCGAACGTGTAGTCAAGCTGCGATAAATTTGCAAGAGGCGACGTTCCCTGGTCGCTAGCTTGCGCCGTACTCTTTATATTTGCATTCACGAGCCCATCAAGTTCAGACGCGAGTTTCACTTCCAGCGACATTTCCTTCCCGTATACCTCTGTCTGTCCAGACCAAACGAACGAAAAGGTGATGGAACGTCCGTTCAAGTAGTAGTACCGGACTGTAATTGTGCGGTTGAGCGCAGTTTCCAGCAGTTTTTCGTAGACGCTGAACGCGGCGCCAGTCGGATTCCATCTCATTGAGCCAGTCGGGGTCTGCCCTGAGTCTTGTAAAGACACCCTCACATTGTACACCAGTGGCTGATTCGTCAGCCCCGTTGTGCTACCGTCGAAGTTGTGGTTCATCAGGTTCACGTCCCCCCAAACAACCTCGCAGCGGGGGATTATCAAACTGTTTGCCATACTAGTGGTTCCTAAGTTCGTCCACAACCATTCCAATTCGCATAGCGACTAAGGAAGCGAGTTCCTCTGGGTCTTGATTCGGCTGTTGATAAATTGTTATTGGGGCGTGAATCGTTGAGCTACCGAATCCTTCAGACGTGTTTGAGGTGATCGAAGTGACTTTCGCCGACGGTGGCATCATTTTTCTCTCCCAAGACTCGGCTTCCTTTTGGTTGGAGAAGAACGCAGGGGTCCCCTTCCCGAGAGCGTACGCTACGTGAACATGATCCATGTGGTTTGGAATTGTCCATGGAACCTTCACACCGTTTTTTATGCTGAATCCCAGGGGCGTGTAGTAAAGCTCTGCCATTCTGCCCCCCGAAGTAGAGGCCAGTCGCTGAGCATAGGCGAGCATCGCGCCAGGTGAGCCCGCTACGTCAATAGCTCGTCCGGCGTAATGATACGACCCAGGGGCGTGTTTCCCTCCCGTTGTTGAGGTTATCGTGAGTCCTAGATTTTGTGCCAGCGAACTTGCCGCCCCCAAACTCCCGGACATCATTCCGAGTGCTCCCCCAAACATTCCCCCAGCGGAGGATGCAATTTGAGAGATTTGCTTTCCTATTGCTGAGAACATTGATGCTGTTTGGTTTTGGTTGCTATTCAGTTGTTCTTGGACCTTAGAGAACATGTTATTATTATGCTCCTGCGCTTTAGATAGGGCCGATCCAAGACTGTTTATTTGAGTTTGAGACTCAATAACTTGGCCGGAAACTTTGAACAATCCCTCTGTGAATCTCTTACCGTTTTCGGTGTACACTTGGTTGTTCTCGTTCATTGTGGTTGTGAGCTGACCGAATCCCTCTTTGAGAGTTTCCATGAAAGAGCCCACTCCAAGACCACCCGCAGCAGGTATAACCGTTTCACTGCTGTTTGCTATTACAAGACTGGAACTCGGTGGTTTGTTTGCCATTTCAAAGTCTATGGCTTGGCTCAAGCTCCCGGAGAAAGGGTTTGCGCTCCCAAACGCGGATGCCTTTGCCTTCGGAGCTCTTGCAGAAGACGCACCGGCAGCAGGTCTCGGAGACGCTTTGCTACTCCCTGGCACACGGTCACTGATCCAACCCCCAACACTAATTGCAATATCATTAATCTTACGTCCAATGGCCGTAAAAAGATTTCCGACTGCCCCGATGATTATGCCCCCTAAGCCCACCACGCTTTCCGCAGCTCCGATGAGAGTTTCAATTATTCCGCTAAAGATTTTTTTAACGCCCTGAACTATCAATTGCTGATTTCCCGTGAATATGCCCACGAGTAAATCCCAAATTCCTGTGAAGAAATTCGTAAGTCCCCGAAGTATGTCACCCAGGCCCCCCAAGAACAGTCCGGCTGCCGAAGCGACCCAGTTTGTGCTCTCGGATAGTTTGACCCCCGTGTCCTTCAGCCAATCCGCGAGCATTCGCAACGGACCTTCGAAAATTACAAAACCCGCTACGAGCGCCACAATGGGTAAGGCAAACCCTGCCACACCCGCCAGAGCACCTCCCGCCAAGCCCGCAAAAACACCCATCAGCATGTTGCCGAATCCCATAATTGCGAGGGGAACCACCCCCGCTATCACAGCACTAATGAACGCTGGGGCAGCCAACAACAGAAAAACCTTTCCTAGGGCGTCGCCGAGCGGTGTAACACCTTGGAGTGCGTTGCCATCGTTGAACAACATCTTGAGAACAATGTCCTTAAAGGTGTCGAGTACAATTTTCATGTACCTTTCACCGTCAACTTCCCCACCCTTAAAACCTTTCATGAAGTCTGAGAGGAACTTTTGGATACCCGTTCCAACATCCTTTCCTGCCTGTTCAGGGTTGAAATAGCTCGCAAGTGCCTTAAAAGTCTCGGCTAAGCCCCGTCCGAGTGCCTCAGCTAGGCTCTTTTTTCCTGCAGAAATTTCAGACCCTAAGTTCTCAAAGTTGTCTTGTAGTTCCGTTAAAGGTCTCGCAAGAGCCCCAATAATCGAGTTGACGGGTCCTATCAAAAGGTTCCCCGCTGAGTTCATCATATTGGCGAAACTTTGCAACAGCGGTCCGAATTGAGTCGCTATCACTTCGATCGGAGAGTCTGCTGACTTGTAGAAGTCATCGAGGTTTTTTATAAATCGAACTCTGTTGTTCTTCTGTTGTTCCTCAATCTTCTGTATCTCAGCCTCTTTCTTGCCTTGTTTCGCAAGAGCGTCTAAAACTTCCTTGTTTCGCCTGTCATACTTCGCTATTTGCTTATCTCTCGCCCCACTTGATGCCATCATTGCTAGGGTCTTCTCCCCCTGTTTGTTAATGTCTGCTGTTAATGTGAGAATACCGGACGGACCGAGAAAGGTGTCGTTCACGGACTGCATACCACCCGCGATCGTGTTTTTAGCCTCTTCAAGAGCAGCCTCAGGCATTGCGATCGAGAAACCGTAACTGGCCGCCTTAATTCTCCCTTCGACGGTGTTACCGAACTTTTTAAGACCCTCTTTGAGGGATGAGACGAGGATCGGGTTATTTTCAAAGACGGATAATTGTCTGTTGATTGTCCCCGATCCAAGGAACTGTGTGACTCCCATAGCAGCCTGGGGTGCGTACGCCGGACTAGTGACTACAGATCCGATTTGGGAGTACAAGATAGCGAGTTTCTTGCCTACGCCATTCTCTCCCCCCATCACTTCATTTAGTTTCTCCCTACTTACAATCGAAAGGTCTGTGATGCCCTTCTCCTTCAACATTACGGGAAGTAAGTTGTCGCCGAGCTGTCTCGATAGTACTTGAATGGTTTTTGAGCTTACTGTACTTGTTCGAATAATCTCGTTAATCGCGCTATCCATAGAGCGACTAATGTTTTTCGTCTGCAGGTACATGTCGTTCGAAGCGTCCTTCAATGCCTGACCCTCTTTGCCGGCCAGCCCCTGTTTGAACATTCCCTCTTTATTTAGGGACCCAAACAGGGAACCACGAGCCATGACATCCCCGAGTTGGTCCTGAACTGCCTCAGAGTATCTCTTTCCTATGAACCCTAGACCCTGCTGAAGGATGTTTACTGCGGAAGAGGCCCCCGCTGTTAAAGCATTCGCAAACCCTTCTCCTACTTTTATGAGTGCGTTTGCCTCGAGAATTTTCCCCAGAATCTTTGCATCTTCCTGCGCTGCCTTCAACCCAGACTTATCGATGGGGAGCCCTTTCTTCGACACCGAGTCAAGGTCTTTGCCAAGCATCTGAACTTCTTCGCGAGCTGCTTGAATACCGGACTTGTCGAACTTAAACTGAAGCTTGTTCAGAGTCTTCATTTCATTCTGAAGAGTCTTCAGCTCTGAGTTAGCCGCCTTAAATCCGTCTCGCAAAGATGCCGCAGCATTATCCTTGCTGAGGGGTTTGCTCAGCTTCTGAAACTCTTTATTTAGATCCTTTAGCTTCTTGGTAATTTGGTCGTCAAACTTACCAATCAGTGTAAAGGTCTTATTCTCCGCCATTCTCGTGTCTCGTGCGGTAATAGCCGGGTGTTAATAGACTTTACCCCGTAGCACTAAAACTGCCCTTGACCCCGAGGCAATGTCTTTCTAACCTCAACCCCATTGTTAGTGTAACTCACGGTACTCTCTCCCTTTTTATTCACATTGACTCTTACATTTGTTGCCCCAGAGGGCACTCCGGGAATTTTGGTTGTCGGAGAAACATTTTGACTTGTTTGTCCAGCCACGCCACCCCCACGAGACGAGTTGGTCTGCTGCTGATTCACAACTACTGGACGAGTCGACAGAACACTCGCTACGGCACCCAAATTTGATGTGGTCCCGGAAACTGTTTTGCTTGCTATGTCTCTCCCATCATCAACTTGGTACGAGGGAACTTGTGAAAAGGAAATGTCAACCTTGGCACGTGTTGCAAGGCCAGTCAAGTCCCTCATTTCCTCCTTCACTTTCACTTCTTTAATGAGAAAGCATCCACCGTCAACATCACCGTATCTCTTATTATTTGCATAGACCCAATACACGGGCACCTTAACGTAGCCGTTTTGCGTGTCCAGTGTGAAACTCAGGAGTTTTTCCAAGTCAGAAACCTTCCCTTCAATGGTCTTCCCCCTTGTGAAACCCTCCACAAGAGCGTTTGACATGCTTAGTTCCCTCATTCCCCGGCTGCCCGATATCACGGGTGGCAGGTTTGTGCCGAAAATTGGAACTCTATCCACCTGAACGGCGGTTGACCAGGAAATTTCTTCAGGTGCGCAGATAAAGTTCCACACTGAGGACTGTTGTGAATCTTGAGAGAAGGGTTGTCCTACTGTGGAGCTTGTGAGAATCTGCGGGATCGTCGATATTGCCTTAAATGCGTCAGGGCTCCCAAACGGAACACCACGAAAGGAACCCGCTAAGTTGGCTTGTTTTGTCAAGTCTCCAAGAACAGCTCCAGATGCGCTCTGGAATGCCGCTGAGTAGTCGGCCTTCGGTGTTGGGGGCAATCCTCCTGAAGACGGGACACTTTGCCCTGCAGGTAGAGATGTTTGAACGCCACTCCCACCCCTACCCGACACTTGATCCGTAATTTCCGCCTGCGCCCCCGACACTGCGGGCTTTATCGAAAACACCACGTCAGCACCGTTTGTTCCAGGGTTGTAAGCGTACCCTTGGTAGTCTGCGTCTGGCTCGTTTCCTGCCCCTGGAAAGAACTTGGTTGGGCTACTTACTGTTGCCGGGAATAATGTACCCAGCAGGTCTCTCGACAAGTTACTAACCGCGTTTCCCGCAAAGTCTTGAACCAACGAACCCAGGGGGCCAAGGGCTTTTGAGTTGACGATAGAAGCCGTCAAGGACTGGGATATGGCTTGACTACCGGTTGAAATTAGCCCCGGTGTTACTGCCGAGCTCAACAACGAAGTGAGTGACTGCGGGCTTAACCCTGCAGTGCTCGCCCATTGGTTTGACAGTTTGGGGCTCAATGCTACCTTGACTGCTGAGGATGCGACATTATTTATTAGACCCCCTGCAACACTGTTCACAAGGGAGTTTGAGCTTACTGAGATTGTAGGAATGACTCCGGAAAAGGCCATTATTTCCACCCCTGGCTACGGGTTTTCTTCACGCTAGTGTTCTTCTTATCGTCCCTCCTCACATCTTTCACAATTTGTGGAATTGCATCGAGAGAGGACTCGTCTAGGCGATATGTGCAAATCCATCCCTGCTCAGTCGGCGCAATCTCAAAGTTGAAACGGTGACTGTCATACTGAAAAGTTCCTGCGAACGTCCCGTCGTCTACTTGCAAAAAGTCGTTCGAACTTGACGGGTACTTGCCCTTAGCATCACGAATGTTGTTTACTGAATCTCCGAAAACACTCTCAATAACGCTTGTAAGTACCCTCTCAACTTTTTCCGCAGTCCCCAGATTATCCTCAACGAAGTTGTCTAAGGTAATAGAAGGATCGCTTGAACTATCCCATAGCTTCTCAGGGTGTATACTCTCTATGGACTCTGCAGACGGCCAGTGGTCAGGGTTCACCTTTTGTAGCATTTCCAAGGTCTCGTCAACTTCTTCAGTGCTCAAGTCCCCTACTCCCTCAACCTTTGAAAGTGCAGAGACTAGTGAAACGTCTCCATCGGCGAATTCGTGGGCAAAGTTATCCAGGTAACCCTGAGGAATGCTTGCAGCATTTCCCCCGCACGCTTCGAGAAGAAGGTGAGCCATTGAACTACAATGGGCGAAGTAGGATAAGTCGGACTGCATCCCGGCACAATCATTCTCCCTAGTTTTACCCGTTTTACCGCCCTAAAGTCTCGTTGGTGAATCTAAACCCACCTTAGCAAATTGAACTAGGGTTTGATCAAAGTGGTCACTCCGAAGGTTAACTCCGGGTTCATTTAAGCATTCTACAAGGTTTTCATACCATGGGGCGTCCTTTTCTATATTGTAGTCAAGGTTGGGTTCGGTCAAATCGAACAAGGACTTTGGGCTGCCGGGTGGCAAATTATCTCCCATGTCACCGAATTTAACCTTCCATTCGGCGAGATTTTTAGGGTGGTCTAAGTCGAAACCCATCCTCCACTTAGTATGCTCAATTACGCCTGCATTGTCTACAAGTCTTGCTTGAATTTTCTCTTTTGGGAAGGGGACACGAGTGTTTGCGAAATACACTCCAAGGTCTTCATCTACAAGTTGCGACCAATCTCTGTCTAGGGTGGATAGAAAAATTTGCCGGTCTCTTATAACAGACCCTGGTTCGCTATCTCGAGAAAGCCGATAAACGGCCCCGGCAATATCATCAGCCTCAAATCCTTCCTGAGAGAACACCGGATAGTACTTGTTAACGTATTCCCACCCTATGTCAAAGATGCGCCAAAACGTATCTGTCTTGTCCCCCCGAGTACCTTTGTAGTTAGTTGGAATCTCTGATATATCTTTTCCTTTCTTCTCGGCATATTCCACCCAGGCGGTCTGAACTTCTGTGGACTCCATCATGACCCGGTCGCGCCAGTAGTTCCCTGTGTCTTTGAACCGACTATCCGCAACCACGACTATACGGTAGGGGTGCCTCGGGAGCATATCTGGCCCTCGGTTAATTTTTAGGGCCCAACACCCTTTTATCAGTTTGTCCTCTACATCCTTATTTACAGATCCCTCGACTTTATCTTCGAACCACCGTTTCACGTCGTGTAAATAAACGTGGAAATCAACAACTACGAGTGGGGCAGGGTTACTATCGAGCTTAAAGTAGGACTCTAATTTTGGTCTTGGCGTTTCATTTTCACTCATATAATTCAGCGGTAGCACCCTTATTCTAGGGTCTACCGCTATTCGTAAACTATATTGTTTTCGGCATAGGTAAGTCTATGTAGTACGCCGGAAGGCCAACTTCTTCCTCGGAAAATCGCGAGTCAGATAAACTGTGCCATTCACCTGACTTGAAGTGCCACACGTCACAATTTGACATTTGAAAGTCCCCACTCCTATCAGAGAATGCGACCAAGTACTTTTTATCTACCGGAGGGGAATCCTCCGCAATCTTCCAGAATCCCTTTGCGATTTGATTGTTCATGTTGCAGGTGATTGTGCCCTTAAGAGCTCGATTGTGGTCTTCAGCTTTAGAATCTCACGATCTTTCTCGTCTTCAGTGTACAGGGGCTTCTGTGTCTTCTCGTCGAACAGAGAGCGATAGATGGTAGGGAACTGTGTTGAAAAGATTGTTCGAACTGACCGCGCTAGCTCAACGTGCTCCCATTGCGCCACCCCCTCATCATCTCTCACTCCGATGTAGTGAATGAAGGAGCGAACGCTTCCCTTCAGGTACATGCGAGTGTAGACCCCTTCTGGTAGCACAAATCGGGCCATCTCTTTTGCGATGCCCTTGTCCAGAAGGTTTGTGTAGGACTGGAGCGCTGCTTTATACGCAAACTCAAACTCAGCCAACATAAAGTCTGTGAGGCTGGGGTCCTCGGCTACAAAACTGTTTTGTCGGTTCTTGGTGTCTTGCAACCGCGCTTGCTCAGGCATGTAGAAGAGATCCTTGAATGTTGGTAAGTCTTCCGTATGCTTACGCATCATTTCTTGGTTCTCATACCTCCCCGAAAACTGCTGAAACTTGAACGAACTATGTCTAAGTACCTGGACAGAAATTGCAAGCGGTGTTACAACTTCCACAGTGAGGTCGGCCTGGTCAAACACGCTCCAGTGACCCTCTTTCGCACAGTACTTGAGCAGATGCTCAATTTTAGGGTTGCTCTGGTCTTTGCTCGTTACTCGTGCGATGTATGCTATCAGCTCCTCCCCTTGGGGAGTGGTGCTTACAAGGCGAGATTTGCTGGAGCCTTCGATGAACCACGGATTGTTATTCTCCATGTCAAGAAGCTCCCTGTGAGGTTAGACGGGCTTCGAGTCTATCAGCAATCCCCGCGACAATCTCAGCCATAGTGGCTACGGCAGTGGAGTCATTGATCTTAATAACAGGGTCTTGAACACTGAAAACAGGGTGTTCCACGGGCTCATTCCCCCTTTGTGACTCTTCACCCGAGGACAATGCAAGAAACTCGTCGTAGTCTAACGGGTAGCCTATTGCTCTCAAGAACCGCTCAAAATTCTCAATCATTTCGCTAAGGTCCGCCTCAGACGAAAACTGTATAGATACTCGTGGGTCGGATGGATCTTCGGCGTCAATGAAAGCTGGGAACCCCTCGGTGGAAGGCTCGTAGAGAAAGGTAATTGTACCAAACAACATGGTGTTCAAAAGTCGAGAGAAATTTCGTCGGAGCTTAAAGCGGCAAGGTCCAAACCCTTCGCCATGAGGTCCATGATACGGACGGTAGATATGCAATCTGCAAGGGCATCGTGTGCGGGCATTCCCGACAGGTTCGGAAGTTTCTGCCAGCGTACACTGCCCTTGCTTTCGTTCCACTCACCCTTCCACTCTGAGTACCTGTCCATGCAACAACTCGCCCCCGAAAATTTGGGAACCGCCATGTTGTACTTCTTATACAAGTGCACTAAAAGGGCGATGTCAAAATCCGCGTTGTACGCAACAACGTGCTTACCCTCCAGGATGAAAGATATTAGCTTTGCAACTTGAGGGAAGACAGGGCTCTCACTAACCATGTCGTTGGATATGCCGTGTATTCCAACAAGCTGGTCGCTCATTGGCTGAGCGGGTTTTATCAGCATGGAAAACAACGGTCGCATAGCGGTGTTTGTTACAGTAAGCTGAACAATTTCCGTCGTAGGGTCGTTTCTTAGTATCCCTGTGGTTTCGCAGTCGATGACTACCGTTTTTGTATCAGCAAGGCGCTCTTTCGCCCACTCTGACGATTTTCGCTTGAGCTCTTTAAACTCTAACTCTGTTGGTTTCACTGTTTAGGTAAGTTTTCTAAGGCGGGGTCGTCCGCTTCAGCTTTATTGTAGGTTGCCTCCAAGGGTAGTAAACCATGGGCGTCACGGTACTCTCTTTCAATCCTTTCGTGCCATTCTATCACCTTCGTGAAAGCAACGATTAGGTCTGTTGCGTAGCCCCGAACCCGTTCTCGGTTTCCCGGCCCGTCTTGCAGAACAAACTCAAAGTAAGTCCGTCCGTCGTGGTCGTGGCTTTCGACTTCAATTTTCATAATCTTCAGTGAGAGTTAATGGTAGGATTCCAAAATCTTCGAGTCCAAATAAGCCCCTGTCAATTGACTTCCCTCCTACCCTCTTGTAGGAGTAAACTTTGCCGATGAAGTGTATACGCTCGTTTTTCTGTGGTACACTTCCCACTACTTTAAACTGCTTTTTCAATACCCATAAGTGATCAAGGTATATAGACTCCCCCAGAGGCAAAGGGGTTACAAAAACGTTGACAAGGCACAGAGAATCAAGGTCTTTTCTCTTCACATGGGGTCGAAACTCTTTCACTCTACCTGAGCACTCAACCTCAGTTCCTACTAGGTACTTTAGATCGCCTCGCTGTCGTATTACTGAGGTATCCTCGGTCACATTTAGCTAGTTGTTTCTACCTGGAGTTTAGCGCCGTTTAAGCAAGGGTAAAGTTTCTCATACGAACCTACTCAATGAGCAACACTCTCGGCAAACAAACATTCGGACTAACCAAAAAAGACTACACAGACAAACTAAGTAGAATTATAGAGAACCACCGAGTAAACTCCCAGCTTATTGGTGAACCGAAGGAGTTTGTTTTAAGGTCGTGCCGAGTCACACCTACTTGGGGAAAGTTGTCTACAGACCCTGAAGTTAAGCTCTACCTTAGGAATGTTGATATCGCTGGCGGCATGAGAGTGAAAATGCTAAGCCTCGAAAGAGGTGGCTCTCAACAACCCGTGCCCAAGAAGAAACTTATAGACTTTTTGTACCCTCCGAAGAAAATCGCAACAAGCGCAAGCTCAGAGGAGAAACACTTTAACGCCGTGAAAGCAGCCATGAGGAGCGGGGTTTCTCAACAGCTGAAGGACTTTCGGGACTCTGTATGTCTTCCGGCAACTTGTTACCTTACGGGGAAGAACCTAAGACGGGGAATGAAGACTGACGTAGACCACGTGGGTTTGTCTTTTGCTGAAATTGCAGACTCGTTCGTTAAACTAAACTCGTTGACCTACGTGGATATTTTCCTGGTGGGCCCACCCACGGCGAAGGAGTTTAAGGACAAAACCCTGTGGAAAGAATGGAAAAGCTATCACCTTGCAAAGGCTAATTTCTCTCTGGTGTGCTCCTCAGCTAATCGGTCGAAGGGGTGCGAGGGCTATGAGACTTCTGAGGATATTCTTGGGTCTTTCTCCAAGTGTGACACAGAGGATCTTTCACTTGACTTTTAACGGTGACAGCGCACTTGGCACCCTGGAGTCCCACGTAGAAGAGCAACAAAGACTACCCTACCTTTCGAGTGTACAGCACGACTTTCAAACAAGCTCCTGCAACCGTACTCCCTACACGAGTTACTGAGAAGGTCACTAGGGATCCTGCCGCTAGAGTGAAGCCCCCATTAGAAAACGCTGTTGAGAATGCCCCAGGCGTAGCTGTAGAGTTCGTGGATCCAATTGTAATCGTTGGTAAGGCTGTATATATTGATGAGCCGTTAACCTGGATATCGAATTGCAAAGAAGCACCCGTGGGGGGTGTCCCGACCGCCCACACTGGAAGACTTGTAAGCACCGTGGCCCTGGGCCAGTATGGAATTTTTAACCGTGCCCCGACGGTTAAGCTGGAGGTTTCGTCGCTAAGGCTGAATATCTCGTCTGCTTGAGAAGCTAGGCTTAGTCTTTGGTCGGACGAGAGCCAGCTTGATCCACTCCAAACCTTTAAAATTTCTCCGACAGTGTCGTACCAAAGCTCCCCTAGGCATAGGCCCAAGAAGTATGGTGTTGAGACACCCGTGTTTGGGGGCTCTGGCCCGACATGGCACGGGCCAACTTTTCGAAGGTTACCTTCAGTGTCTGCGAAGTACAGACCCGGCTCTTCAGTGCCTATGTTCGCAGCCAGCTGCCCCTCCTGTAAAGTAGTAGGGTTCGGTCTTTTCTTTTCGTCTGTACTTCGTAAAACCAGGGTGGTTTGAGACATACGGCCCTTGGGGATTTTCGACTCTTATTGTAGGTTATACCCTTTGAGACAACGGGGCAGTGTTAACTAAAGCCTACTGGCCATATTTGACCTGTGGATCTAAGTACAACTTGAAGGGCGGCAACAACAACTGGATCAAATCCGGCTGTAACAAAGTTGATGCCCCCAGCGTTTCCGATACTGGGTGTCATGGGGTTAACGCCGGTAATTTGTATAGTAAATCCTGCGGGAGCTACTCTTGATTGTGGTCCAAGTTCTCTTAGGGTAACAATTGACCCCGCAATAGAACCGCTACCCTCTAATGCTCCAGATAAACTTTGTGCCGTAGTTAAGCTCATCCTACTATACGGGCTAGGAATACCGGGTTGCTGGTTAGTGAATTTGTAGTTCCAGTGTTACTAAATGCTATTATCTCGTACTCTTCAACTCCAGCACTCACCGTGGCATTGTCTTGTATTGCCAAGATGTCGCTATTTTTAATGGAGGATACGCCGAAGTCTGCGGGTAAGTCTGCTGAATGAATACTAGTGAGCCGAATGCCGTTAAAAACCGGATTAAAATCTGATCCCGCACTCGGGTTGGCTGCGGTTGTCCAACCGGGCAATAAAAACCCCTCTTCCGGTAAACTTGCCTGGTTGTTATTTCCATAATTAGTTGGAATGCAATACTCTGAGCAGGGTACTCGAGATGGAACTCCGCTCCCGGAAGTTGAGTTGTTTAGACTAGACCCAAGAAGAAGCTCCCTTCTATTGCGATGTACGGAGTTGATGACAGCCTTTCTATTTTGTGTGATGACGTGGTAGATGCCACTATGATAACCAAGATTTAGATCGTAAAACGCTCTAAAAGATGTACCTGGAGGGTCGATTGTAAACGTGTAGAATGATGTACCAGTCCGAAGAACAAAAAAGCTTCTACCACTTGATGTGTAACGAGTAATAGAGAAGCTGATTGATGTGGATATTGCTAATAATTGAGACGCAGCTCCAAGTCCCGCTGTAGTAGTATCAAACCAGTCAACATATTGTGTACCTGGAACCCCCGGTCCACTAGGAATCTTAGATGTGGTGTTCCACCCCGTACTGGTTCTAACCCAACTTCCGGTTCCATCGAATGTGAACCAGTAATAAGTTTTTCCATAGGTTTTGGAACCATTGTATATAATCTCCAAAACTCGGTGCTCTCTACCTCCCGATGTAAAAGAATCGTGCCAGGCTGTCATTAACCCCCCGCCGATAAAGGCATCTCGCACTGTATCAGTGACCTGAGTGATTGTCCAGGGTGCATTGGCGACGTAAGCTTGTTTCGTAACGGCCATAATTGTTAGTTCTCCTGAGGATGAGTTGTTGTGGTCAAGGTTATCGCGCTGGATCCTACGCTACGTTTGACTAGTCTAACGTAAACAAGACCGTTTGAATCGCCTTGAAGAAGCGGAACAGGGTTTTGAATAATGGTTTCAGGGGTCAGGGTTGTAACGTTTTCTGAATAGGGTTTGTTGTCTCCAAGATCTATCATAGACTGAAAAGGACCCCCCGGCGCAGGTCGAGGGTCTGCCTCCCGTTGTACACTTGACCGGTACATTCGAACCCAAGCGGGTTCTGACACATGAATGGAAACTAAGTCTGAAAGTTTACCCAGCCCAAGTGTAAAGTCTTCAATGTCACCCTGAGATAGCAAACTGGTTGTGTAAGTGGTATTTACTCGTAGGGATCCTACGGGGCCTGTCGCCCCGACAGCTCCTGTGGCTCCTGTGGCCCCAGGCACCCCAACCCCAGATGCACCGGTGGCACCTTTAGCCCCAGTTGCCCCAGTCACACCTGCACCGGTGGCACCCACAGCCCCAGTTGCCCCCGTCGCGCCAGAAGTTCCCACTCCAGTCGCCCCGGTAACTCCCGCACCCGTTGCCCCGATCGGACCCGTCGCACCCGTCGCGCCAGAAGTTCCCACTCCAGTCGCCCCGGTAACTCCCGCACCCGTTGCCCCGATCGGACCCGTCGCACCCGTCGCGCCATTTGCGCCAGAAGTCCCCACACCTGTAGGACCGGCGGCACCAGTGGCCCCTGCAGGCCCCGTCGCCCCAATCGTTCCTGGGGATGTCCCCCCGCCCTGTATGGCGAGCCATACGTACCCGTCCCATATATTAAGTGACCCCTCGGCGGTGTCGTACCACATTTCTCCGACACAGTTTCCACTGAAATACGAAGGTGGCACACCAGAGTTTGGAGGCTCCGGCCCAACATGGCACGGGCCGATCTTTCGAAGATTGCCGTCAGTGTCTGCGAAGTATAAGCCTGGCTCTGCAGGGTCGATGTTCACAGCCAATTGGCCCTGGGAGAGAGCCGCAGGGTTAGGGCGTTTCTGTTCTTCTAGACTCCTTAAAATTTGTATTTTTGTGATCATGGCCTAGGCGGACGGGGAGATGGGCCAAGAGTGAAACTCCGTGCTATTGCAATAGTCGCTTAACGATGCCAAGTCCTCTTTTTCGAAGGTTAACCTTCGCTTAACCTTTGACTCTTCTCTTACAGCTTCTCTCCACGTGCCCCAATCTTCAGGAGTACCCTTTCCAGTTTCAGTCTGACGAACCACCATCCAATCGGATGGTTGTAACAAGGAATAAGTTTTCTCGCTTATCCCGTCTGCTACAAAGTTTTGTGCGTCAAGTAGAGACAAGTCAAGTGGAAAAACAGACCAAACATAGTCAGAGCCATCCCAATAAAGGGATGTGTTTAAGTAGGGCTGATCCGTGGGCGGTTTTTCAGTTGAGTTTCTCGGTTGAGGCCAACCCCTCTCAGAAACTACAATTTTCCTTCCCACGGGGGGGACGGTGTTGTAAAAGGTTTTAGGGTTTCGCTTGCAGAAGTTCATCTCTTCAGCTTCTGCGATTAGAATCTCCCACGGCTCAATACTCGCTATGACTTCTACGTAGGGTGTGACCCCTTTGGTCGGGTCCCCTTTGTACTCTACGGTCCCCTCCGAGCTTTCAGTGTCAAACTGTATAGCGTGTATAGCAGGGTCAACGGAAGTCATGTCAACTCCCGAGGCTACGATACCGTTGAGAACTACTACTCTATCAATTGGGACGATTGTAATCTTAGACATTTCGTTAAGGTGCTAAGGGACTTTACCCTGGTGAAAGCTCTTTCAGGTCCACAGGCTGGATTGAGTCTCTGCGTGAGTGCCCCTGAGAAGCTTGCAGTAGAATCGTATTCAGTAAGTCCGATCTTTCCACTGATTCATTTCGGAAACTTTGGACAGACGCGGAGGTTTGCCTCTGCTGATACGAATTTTCGATTAAAAGGACCGGGAGGAGGTTCACAGCACATTGCCACTCAGATACCTCAAGACCAGTGTTCGGGTTCACACCTCTCGCTTGGCAGTACCAAGCACATTTATTTTCAATGCAGTCTTTTCGAATAAGTGGGCAGTGGTTTCCTTTTTTCATGATTTCAAGTGATTTGATTAACTTTTTTGAGCCACGATAAAATCGACGTACTTGACGTTAAAGTTCATATCCCCCATTGAGTAGGAGGCATTTGTAAAACCGTGACCGTGTCCAGCGTTAGATCCTGTAGCGTCGGTTGTAGAACTTTGGCTGATAAACTCTCTGTCGGTTGACCCGTCCTGAGACGTATCGGACAAAAGTGCAGCCGTGTAGCCGTGGGTGTGGGAGGCTAGTTCCGCTATTGACAGGGTGTGACTGTTCACAAAGCCGCTGGAGCTTAGGCTAATACTTGAACTACGCGTCCCTGTGAACACATCAGTGAATGCTGTAGACCCCCCTGTCCCGCCCCCGGACGAGTTTAGAATTCGAATCGTTGCGTTGTTATGAGTGGAGTTTGTCACAGTCACCCACCCAGCAGGTGGTGAGGCGTTATTGAAGGCTATACGGGTCCCTGCGGGAAAACCTACACTCGTAATGGCTGACAGGTTCACTAACCCTGGTAAAGTTTCTGTCGCTGCTCTAAAGTTCGTGTACCATTCTGGGGAAAAAATTGGAGCACCCGAAACAGAGCACCCTGAAGTAAACTCAAGGGTAGTTGTTACGTTTAGGTTATCAACCGTAAGCTGAGGGTAGTAGGTGGGAATGTCTATTCCGGCGAATGGGTTACCGATATCTGTTATACTGGTAATTGCCCCTGTGCTTAGATCAGTTAACCCTGCTGCAGTTACAAAATAACCCTCCTGATTAAAACCAGTAGCATACACTCTTCCGCCGAGCTGGTTGGTGAAGTAGTATGTGAATTGATTTTGAGGTGAGAGATCCCCTTGGTACTCGGGTAATGCTTTCGTATAGTTTAAGAAGCCAGTCCACTCCCAAGCATGGCCAAACACTCGTAGAACAGATGGACGTCTAAACTCAATGGGCCAGTTTGAGAGAGAGTTTGCGGCGCCATTAGGAGTGAACCCCTTCATGTCGGAACTCAACCCTGGGTTCAACTCCCTATCAGAGTTGACCACTGGTAGTAGTATAGATGTGGCTTGTGGCTCTGTAAAACCAATTCCACGTAAAAACTCGTAGACTCCTCTGTAGTCCGTAGAAGTTCTGTACTGTGCCGAAATCGCACTATCAGTTGACCAGCAAGTTGCTAAGTTATAACCACAATTTGTGGAAGGTTGAACCCCGTCTGTGTCATTGTCAAAGTAAACTACCGGCGCAACATTAGTGAAAAAGTCGTAGGCGTTAAAGTCCGACGGCATGTGGACATAAGACTCACTCCACTTATCTGCATTGAACGAAGTGTCTGAGTTTTTCACAACACATGTGAAGTGCTTATTTTGGTGCTTTACAGTTTCACCAGGTCGGTAGTACCCTCCAGATGTCCAGACGTTCGAGGGGTTTGCCCTTTGAAGTACAATCTGAGCTTTTCTTACAACGGGGTCCGCTCCAATTGGAATGGGGCCAGATTTGTTAACGATAACCATTCCCGAGTCTGGGAGCAGATCAACGGTCCCCCCGCCGGAACTCACCGTAGTTTGGACTACGTAGTCTCGAGGTGGAGTTCGTGTATTGCTATCTGTGTTTGTAACGTTGAGGCTGTAGCGTCTTTGACTCAAGGAACGATTATCCACGAGTCTACGTATATAAACTTTATTCCCAACCAAACTAGCTCCATCAACCCCAGGGTAGTCGCCGTCCTGGTTTTGCATTCGAGCTGACACTTGAAGGTTTCCAGGAGTTGTTGATACCCACGGTGAAGAGGCTAAAGGTGCTCTCCAGTCTGGTCCGTTAGGATTCTCAATCCACAGGTAACTACCACTCTTTAAAGTGTAGTTCTTGGACGCCAAGACTTGAGGAACCCCTAGGTGAATCTCTGACTCAATAAGGGGTTGAGTCAAAATCAACACGGTGGCGTCGTCAGCCACCCCCGTAGCTATCACCCCTAGGGAAATATTGTTAACCACCGTTGTTTGGTCTGTCATATTTGTAGCCACGTTTATCGTGGCCACGTTCCAGTTGGTGTCCTGCGGGAATGCCTCAGACTTGTAGCCCTCTGCCAAAGCTGCACAACCCCCGAAAGAGCTGTTTGAGTTTGTGACCGAGATTTCAGCCCCGTTCTTCACCCAGTGGTGAATCCCTTGTCCAATCGCAAAAACAGAAACCTCCTGAATGAACGCACCATTAACCGCCTTAATGTGGAAGGACACCCTTGAGGGATCCATTCGAGTATTGTTGGGATTTAGCGCAATAAGGCTGTCGTAATTGGATATTGTATTACCCCAAACTTTAGTAGAGGAGTTGTATCTTTGCCAGCAGTACAAGTCCCTTTGCAAGCTAACGCCGGTGAACTGGGAAGTCACTACGGACTTAAACCCGGTAACTTCGTTTCCGTCCGCGTAAACTCCGCAGAGGCCGTACCGGGACCTTACCGAACAGTTAAATATATAGGGGGACGACCCTATAACCCCATCTGTGTTTTCCTCAGGAAGTCCAGGGGGCTTCGGCGCAACAATCTCAGACTCACCGGGGTTTACAGGCAGGTTCGGGTTGGTTTGACCGAAGATCGTCCGTACTTTGGCGTAGTAAGCAGTTAGGTCTGCGTCTGAAGCGAACGAGAAACAGTCGAGCAAGTGGTGGCTAGCTGCTAAGCCGAGCTTGTCCTTGAAAGTGAAATTGAAGAAGAATCCTCCACCTGTGATGCGAAGAATTGATCCTCTGTCCGTATCAATATTTCCGGACTTAACTGGAACATAGCCTGGCCGAATTATAGTCTTTCTTAGGTCCTCGCCAATGACGGACACACCTCTGGGGAGTATAACGCCAGCGTAAGAGTCGCTATTCATTGCCCTTAACTGAGACTCCGTTGGAGTCGTACCACTAACCCACGGGCTAACTGTGGCGCTTCCCGGTGTCCCGTCAACTGTGTTCTCACCCGCTGAGCACTTGATAACAAAGCGATCAAATGCTAACGAGTCCGGTTGCAGGCCCGCCTGGAAACGGGCAACTTCGAGAGCGGCTCTCTGCAGGGTTTTGAAAGGCTTCTGGGGTGTGTACCCCGCAACTGTCATTTGGTTGGTGATAACGGGCACAACAGTCCCGTCGTATACGCCCGCAACATAAACATCGCTACCTATTTGAGGGTTTACGTATAACGTGAAGGTACCTGTGAGAAATTCCTTATTAAGGTCTGCGGGACCGTATGAAGCAGGGACCCACGATGTCCCTGTACAAATGAACAGCTGCTCACTCTCACTATTCCAGTACAAACTTCCAGTCGTTGCTTCATCTCCGTCTGTGCCAATATCGGGAGCATTCCCAACTGTTCCAAACGGAAGAGAAACTTTTATGGCCGTTCCCTCTAGGTCTAGCCCAAATCCTGGATTCCTCACAACCCATGATAATACCCCGTTGACGCCAATTGTAAGCTGACCACCGGTTACGGGGGCTGCTGGCCAGACATAAGAGTTAAAGGCGCTCGGGTTGTTGGTCTTAATGACCCCTATTGCACTCGCAGCATTGAACGAGATAGTTCCGTCCAGTCCGATTGTAACGCCGGAGCCTTCCTTCACCCCTTGAGGTTGTCCAGGTAAAACAGCGCCTTTGCCACTGTCCCCCATGAGTAGTTGTGCTCGGGTTAATGCCACTGTTCAGAACTAACACATATAAGCAGTTTTACCCTAGTCATAACGCCCCGATCTCGTTTGCTACGGATAGCACGATTCCCGGACCCCATCTTAAGAAACTACTCCCGTACTTGCCTTGGCTAGGACAGAAGATAAACTCAGCGTTAGCTATGACTCGTAGGTTTACGATGGTTCCGGGTTGTGGTGCGTCAGCAGGATCTAAGAAGGTTAGGACCGAGTTTTCTATTGTGTATGACACACGAGGTAGCTGAACCGCGCCACCCAAGCTCAGTAGAAGGTTTCCGTCATTCACTGTCAACGCGTCCACTCTCTTCCCGCCGTACCTAAGCGTGAAAGAAGTCTTAGCCCCGTTAAACTCACTACTGATATCATCCAAAGAGTAAACTTCGACCGGGAAAGTGGACCGGAGGGACCAATATGGGCCAGAGCAGACAGACCTTACATCAATGGTGCTCCCCTCAGGGGGAACCCCTGTGAAGGAAAACTGGACAGTTGTCGGAGACATCCTTTCCACGGAGTATGAGAAAGGTGAAGAAGGGTTTACAGCAGATAGAGGAACTTGAAGTACTCCCCCCAAAAAGACAAATGTATTATTGGCAGTTATTTCCAGGGAGGACAATGAGTTCGGGTCGCCGGGTATTGTGGCCGTGAAGTTTGTTCTTGCGCCGTCACAGGGTTCAGTAAAGCTCAAAGACGCGATAGTCAAAGTGCGGCTTGAGTCAACACTAGTTACAACTCGAATATTGCAGGACAAACCTGCGGCAGGGGACGTTGCGAACTGAATCCTATTTCCAACCAGCGAGTAGTTTACACCTGGTTTTTGAACGGAAGCCCCCAGGGTTACGAATAAAGACTCTGCGGACAGCTGATCTGGAGGTATCGCTAAGCCACTACGAGTTAAGTCGAAGGTTGAACGTGACCCGTTGAACTCAGGTGAAATATCGTCGGCAGAGTATACAACAACTTGTGAAGGAAACTCAACATATGGTTGCTCTTCGTAGATTTGTTGGTTGCTTGGGTTATTTGTCGGAGTAGAATACTCGTAGAAGTTCGCTGTTAGTGCCTGACGCTGTGGACCAAACTGAACAATTTCCCCCTTATCGTTCACACCCATCACAGTGAGTCTTCCGCTCCAGGTGGTTGTGGCTTGGTAGTCGGTAGCCAGTTTTCGAGTGAAGTCATTGCTCTGAAACTCAGGAAGTCCACGAGAGTAGTTGTAGTAGCCTGCGTAAGCCCACGTGTGAGTGTTTGCAGTTATTACTGAAGGTTGATTAAACTCTAGAGGCCACTTGTCCACAGTAAGAGAGTAGCCGTTTGTCGGTAGATTCCCTGAAAGGGATGAAATTGACATCAGCCGTTCGCCCCAGTACTTCGGGGTTAAAAGTGGTTTTAGAACGCCTTTTGAGTACCCCATGACTTCGAAAAAACGGTAAATTGCTCTCTTGGTGCTGATCCAGTCCGGGTCGTATAGCTCGGGTTGAGGCAGGGGATTTGCGCTACACACTGTTACTGTGGTTTGCTGCGGCCAGTTGTTTCCCGGAAGTGTCGTGGGGTAATAGCTATTTTCGTAAGTTAGGCGTAGTCCTCGAACAACTGTTCCGTTCAAGCTTATTACTCGAATGTATTCAACTCCTGAAGAAGAGCTCAGTTGAATTACTGACGCAGTTTGACGCGGGTTCTCAATTTCAACTGAGGATAATACGGAAAACTCCACTATTGATGGTCGGTACCTCTTTGGTAGAGGAGTCAAGGTGGCGTCTTGTTTCAGCTGCACCTCGGTCAACGTAGAGACCGTGTAGGTAACTGCGCCATCCGCTAAGTCCTTTAGGCACAGTCCCATACTCTCTGTGCTGTCGTCTCCGTCGTAAACATCCTGAGAAGAGTAGGTAGGGTAGGGTTCTGTAGCCCCTCTAAAGTAGGTCTGATCTGCATACCCTTCTGTGCTCAGGTAAGAGTCGACTGCGTAAGAACCTTGAAAAGTTTCTGAGACTTTTTCTTGTTTTTCCAGAACACTTGTGTCAACGAACGGCGAGCAGGTCTCGATCGGGGCCACAGAGAAAGGCCCGAAGCTGTCCGTAAAGCTTGAAGCCTCGCCGTAATACACGCAGGTCCACAGGTTATTCTCGGCTGTGTACCAGTTTCTGTTTCTGTATGTCGTGTACGAACCCGAAGGAAGATTGAAATCGGCCCCCTGTCCCCATGGGCGACTGTAGTCTGTTGCGGTGATTGCTACATAGTAAGTTAGATCTTGGTTACTATCCCCAATGACGTAGTTAAACTGTGGAGAAGACCCTTGTCCACCTGTCTCCGTAGCATCAACTGTGAATAGTCTTCCCCAACCCCCTAGAATTCCTGGGTCAAATTGAACATTCGGTCTTAGCGAAATTGAACCCTGTTGTTGGCTGGTTTGGTTTAACCTTAGTACCGATCCAACTTGGGGGGCGATAGCGTTCGGAAGGGTGTTTCTTATGAACAGACTATACGATCTTTCAAAGTCTTGTCTTGGGTCCGTAAACCTTCGAATATAAGGGACACCAAGAATGGGTAGTAGACTCTCATCATTCGGTATCGTACTGTCTGAGGACCTTAAGCGGAGTTTAGCGAAGTTTACGGGGTCCCCAAGGCCAGTAATAACCGTTGGCCCCCCGTCTGCGGCAAAAAATCCACGGTAGGTGCAGGACTCAGTTTCAACCCAAAGTGCTGTCCCTGGCCCTAAGGAGTAAGGAAGTAAGTGACATGGGGAAAAGTCTGAGCTCAGCTCTAGTATTTGCGTGTTCGGGTCCTCGGGGTCAATGTAAATCGCCTTAATCTTTCCCCCAAGGGAAAGTATTCTCTTATTGTCTGGGTTCTCTACCTGAGACTTAAGCAGGGCCAGTGGCCTTTGAACGCCCTCAAGAACGAATCCCTTTCCGTTCGGTTTTGCACCTCCGATTGTGTTGATTCCAAGGAAACCCTCAGACTTAAACGCAACCGATCCGAAGTTTGTCGTGCTATTTGTTAGGCTGCAGGTTCCGCCGTTTAGTGCCCAAACCCCAATCGCAGGGCCGATACTATACACAGATTGAAACTGACCGTGAGCCCCATTCCTGACGCGGAACCCGAAGTGTCGAAAGTCCCTTTCGATGTCTACAATTCCTATGCTTTTGCCGCCTGGCTCCGTGAGGCTCTTGTAGTAATACCGTATGTTATTTACGGGAGTGGAGTTTAACAAGGAAAGTTGATCCTTCACTGTAACGTCGAACAGCGAAGAAGGGCGAAGCTCCACTGGGGTCGATAGAAACTTCGCTTCAGTCAAATTCCACCACTTTTGCTCTGGTAGCTTCGTGGCCGGGTTTACGAGGGTTGTGTAAATTTCGTACACGCACGGGTCGTTCTGTAAAGAAACCGCTGTGCAAGAGACTGCAACTACCGACTTAAACCCGGAAACAGACGCCCCGTCGAAATCCCCCCAGTTCATGCCATAGTCGGATCTGAGAACAACGTCTTTTGCGTAAAACGGCGAGTTTCTCGTGGTGTTTGAATCCTCGTTGTTAGGGTAGGCCCCAACTGGGGCTACGATTGTATAGTCCCCGCTATCTACTAGGGACATGCCCTTTGTGACTTTCCCGCCAAAGAAGTCAGGAAATGCCTTCTGAACTTTCGTGAAGTACTCACCAATCTCAAATAAAGTTGCGTTTTCGAACACCTTGAGCCTGTGAGCAGACTTTAGAGTGTTTTCCACTAAAAACTTCGGCGTTGTCTTATCACTGAATGCCGGTAAAGAGGAGAAAGGTACGTACTCCGCAGCGGGAGTCTCTGTTTGAGACCCGAAAGATAAGTAAAAGCGGTCAGTATCAATGGGGACAACATAGTAGTCCCCTGCGGTGAATGTCCCTGTGCTCTGATCCACAGTCGGCTCGAAACTTACGGACGCGACATCATTGAATAAGTGTCCGTGCGGTCTTTCGGAAATAAAAACGGCTAGTCCGTTTTCTTCTGTAACTGAAATAACAGTTCTCGATGACAATTTGTCAACTACGGAGAAGGACTCAGCTACAGAATTTCCTACGCATTTGAAAATTGAGCTTAAGGGTTGGTCAGTTCCTTGGTAAGCTGCAGGAAATGCCGGGTTGAAATATGACGGAACAAATGCCGGGGAAACAACGCACTTTTTTAGATCGAGCCCTATAATCGAGATACCGAAGGGGACAATTATCCCTCCACTTAGGGGGTTGAACTGCTGGAGTTGCGCAGTTGTAACTTTGTCGCCTGAAGAAGAGAAATTTACAGTGAAGTCATCGAGGCTAACACCGGGGCCATTGTTGGCTGTTATGATGGAAGAGGAGAGAAGGATCGTATAGCGATTGCTTTCGTTCGAAGTGGAGAAACCAGCTAAAACGCGGCTTAGGTATATCTTTGAAAGCTCAAGTATTGCTCGGGATAAAGTCTGAAAGGGCAAGGCTTGCCCGTCGTTTCGAAGAGAATCCGTTGAGTACTTAAACTCAGGCGCAACAAACACTATGCTCCCCCCGCCACCGAGGAAAGGAGCGGACACCGTGCGCCACTGACTCGTTGCGTCCCCCACATTGAGTGTTCCGTCCTCAGTGTCGAACCACAACTCACCCTTTTCCGGGAGGTTTGTAGGAGGAAGGGGCAGCACTGAGGGGGGCCCAACTTTAATTACTTGACCGTCAGTGACTGAGAAGAAAAGCCCTGGTTCTTCGCTGTTTGTGTTTAAGCCGATTTCACCTGGAGGAAGGTGCGACGCACTCGGCCTCTTTCCGGCGATTGAAGAACGCTTCAGGACTATTCGTTTGGCTTTTGCTGACATTTGCTAAAGAGCTTAAGACTGTGTGCAGAGGCACTCATACTTTTACCCCCCTCTCCCTTAGATGTACCTCGCTGCCTCTTTCGCCTCAGAGCTCACTCCGCGTTTTCCAAGTTTCATAGCTGTGTTTAAAATATCCCGAGCACGATCTCTTTCGCTTGGGTTTCTCCTTACCCTTTTGTAGAGTGACATGAGGTCGAGGTACTTTTGGTCTTTGTCCATTAACTAACCCCTTCGTATAGTATGGAAATAAGCCTTGCAGCGTCGTCTTTGCCAATCTTACCCCAAGCACCTTTATTGTAAGAGCTGAGCGGTTGGTCTAAACTGTGGGTCACCACTTCAGCAATATCGTCTTTGTTTAGTCCAAGCTTTTCCATCTCGGAGTAAACTTTGATTCGGTTACGTATAATCTTCCCGAGGTTCGTTTGAGGGGTAGTTCCCTTCGGAGTAACTGTAGCGGATGGTGGCAAGTAAAACTGCTTGTTGTCTCGTGCCTGGAAATCCCCTGAGTTTTCATTGAGTGGCTTTCTGAGCATTGCACCAGGGGGTAGTAAGTACCTCACCGATAAAACTCCAATGGCCTCTGAGAGAGCGGCACGAGGGTCGTCCTGTGAAACACCGAAGTCAACAAAACGTGCTTTCCCCTTGTCATCGATAATTACGTTTCCTACGTGGGCGTCATTATGGGCAACACCCTGCTCATGGAGCTTCTTTCGTAGAGCGTAGTAAGAGTCTCCCACAGTTGTGTTTCCAACTGGGCTTTCGTAGGATTCAAAGGCCTCCGCTGGTTTACCTTTTACACGGGACATTGCTATTCTTCCAGGGTAGTACCCAGCGTTGTTGAACTCAGCTGATTTGTTCATCTCAGCCGAGACTAGCTTTGGGGTTATGTCCTTTCCACTTAGTTTTTCAAGAATTCTCACTTCATTTTCCCCCACCTCCCCTCTTTTCACGACTACGGACGGGGGTGGTTTGGATGCAATTACCGCTCCGTACAATCCTGATCCTAACCCTTTTGACCCCGACTCGTACGATTGTTTCCAGTCGTAGCTACCACCTAACTTTAGGGTTGGTGTGAACTCGGTGTCGAATTCGAGTGCGTTTTGGCGTTCTTGAATAGCTGGGCGGTCCGCCCTGGTGTGCTTAACCCATGTGTCAAAGAGTGCCTTTTCAACTTTCGTAGCCATGTTTATCTCCTCGTCCGTCATATACTCTTTGTTACGTAGCTCAGCAAGCTGGCGCTCTGCCTCCCGCTTTAACGAGGGGAAGTCATTACCTACCCTGACCTTTGAGTTGGACGCTAACGCCTCAATAAGGTCCTTGACCAGCGGGTTTGTCTCGCCACTCTTAGCAACTTTGCCTGCTAATGATCCCTGTAAGTTTTCTACTTGGTGGGATAGTTTGGGGGTCAAGGAGGCTCTGCACTTAGCCTCGCGGCTAATGCAGGTACCTCCACAGCTCTTTCCCTTGGTGCAGCGTTTCACTAGACTCAACCTCGTTCCTGTATTATTTTATCAATCTCCTTTTCAGCGGCCTTTTGTTGGGGACTCATCTTAGCTCGTACGTCCTTCTTGAGTGATTTCATATAGGATGAGTTTGCTTTGAGTTCAGCCTTCAAAGCTCTTTCTCCACTAGAGTACGCCTGCTTTAAAGCTTTCTCTGCAGTAGAGCGTTTTAGCCTCGCTTCACGACTATTGTCGCCTTTGGTTTCTTTCTCAACGCTTCTTAGTGTCTTTTCCGCTTCTCGCTCTTTTCGCTGAGCAATTTTATAAAGATCAAATAGTTGTACCGCTACTGCCTTATACTCTGCTGTAGTTTTTCTTCTTCGTGGTGATATGTCTTTCCCGGCCTGTGGCTGTTCTTTACCTAACTTCATCGGACTCTTTCTGCTTTCTGCTTTCTCTGACGCACGAGCCCTGTCCGCACTGGCAGGTGTCCTATTGTCGCCCTTGGCCAGTCTCCCTTCCCCTGCATTAGCTTTTTTCACAGCTTCAGCTTCAATCCTATTGTAAAGGGCTATTGCCCCTTCTACGTTTCCTTTCTTTTCTAGACTTGAAAACTGGCTCTTAACTTCTGGAGTGTCAAGCATCTGTCTCATTAATCGCCAGGTCGCGTTACTCGTAAGTTTCTTTTCTTTAAGGGCTTCGTAAAGTCGTGCTACCTTTCTTTCCTTCGTGGAACCCTTCTTACCTACACCCCTCTGGTCAGCCGCTCCAGCCTCTGTGCCCTTCTTGCACTTACCTCGTGTACCATAGGCCGAGCCGTCGGCTCGGACGCATCGAGTGAATTCGTACGAATCAAGTAAAGTGTTTACAGCTTCTTCAATGAAGGGGTATTTGTTCCCGTAATTTTCGGAGAAGGAGAAACCTTCGGATGCTAACGCATCCGCTTCATTGCGGAGTTCTAAAGCTTCGCCTAAGTCACCTTTCAGTGCTTCTGAAAGGGCTTCGAGGTAACAATGGTCGAGTTTGTTCATGATTGAAAAATGTGAGGACTACGGACGTGCATGTATCTCGCCTCTCTTTTTTTTTTTTTTTTTTTTTTTTTTTTTTTTTTTTTTTTTTTTTTTTTTTTTTTTTTTTTTTTTACTTTCTAATTGGTAACCTTCTTTGTGGGGGGCCTTGTACTGGGACTAAGAATCACTAATCGTAGAAAGCAAGTCTTGTAAGCGATCGATACGGGTACTCACAGAGTCAATCCGCTCTGAGTAGGAAGTCTCCATACCGGCAGCGATATTGTGGTCGTCAGTGTTCTTTCGAGCCAGGTCAAGCGTTGCCATTTTGCCGTCAATTTCCTCGCGCTCTTTCACAAGTTTCTTTGTCGCAGCCATCTGCCTTTGAAGTTCTTGAAACGCTCCACGCTGTCGAGAGAGTTTCATGGCAAAGCCCAAGTCAGCAATTGCTTTCGATATCGCTTCGTGCCGCTCGCCCATAGCGCCGTACTCCCCGAAGCTGGGGCGGAGTGTGGATGTGACTGAAGGCTCCATTACAGTTCCTCGGTAGTAATCCGTCGGAGTGTGGGAGAAACCTTCAAGCTGAAGTTCGTTCTCCGGGAAGTTAGGATTCATGGGTTCCCTTCTTGCGAAAAGAGATTCTTGTTGTACATAACTTTACCCTTCACTACTGTGGGTCTAACCGCCGAGCTGACGAATTTGATTCTGTATGGCCTGGCGCCCACTCTCGGTGGTTTGACTCGCTAAGGCTTTCTTAAGCCCTTCCATCCTGTTCGTTTGAACTGCGGGGGATTGTGGCTGGGATGGCTGCTTTGCGGATGGCACCTTCGCCCCTCCTGCAACAGATCCCCAGGCTACAATTACCGGTTTACCGCCCTTGATGGCCCACCCGAACTTCTTTCCTTTATACCCGACTGCCTTGTTATTCTCGAAAGTTGAGCTTTCTTTTTGTGCAGCTTTCTTTAGCTCTGATTCTTGTTTTGTATCGTTGTCAGAATCCCACTCACCCCCTTGTTTCACTTTACGGCAAATACCGAAGACAACTTTCTCTCCAGGGGGGCAAGGTGTTCCTGGTGTGCGTTTTGTATCGGGCAGGGATTGCGATTGGTCAGAAAAGTTCCAATCCATCACCCAGTAATCCACCCCCTCCTTTAAGTTGTCTATAAAGGGAAAATTAAAATTTTGGAAGTCCATAGTATATGTAGTGACTAACGAAGTCTGAAGAAAGACAACAGCGGTATTCGAAACATTCGGGGTAATGGATTACTCTATTCAACTTTACCCCTTGTCTGTAAAGACAAGAGGCTCTACCACCACGAGCTTTTCTTATTGGATCTTTAAAGACATCAGGTCGTAAAAAACCAGTTCTGTTTTCGACATGTTTCTTTCCGGATCTAGTTGCCATTTCTCTCTGCCAGGTTCTATCGAACATTCCTATTTTCTTTCCCGTCTAACTTCTACACTCTTCTTAGCCCCTCCGGCTTTTGATATAGTTTTTCTCCTTCTTTCGACCCACTTTGGGTCCGCTTCAGATAATTCTTTAAAGGACTGTTTTATTTGCTCACTCCTCTCTTTTCTTAGCTCAGGGTGGGATTCAAATTTGGCTTTTAGGGTTTTTCCTATCTTTTGACGGTCTATCCGATCTCGTCCAAGTTTTACGAGCTCCTCTATGACTTCTTCCTTACCGTAGTACCCGGACAAACCCCTGTAAGCAATTTCATCCTCCTTCTTTCTGTGTAGGCACCAATTAGCGTAATGCCACATTACATGGTTGGCGGTATTTTTGTCGCATTGGGTCACCTCAACAGAAATTACATTCTCCTCTGTGTATTCCCCTCCCATGTGTCCAGGGAGAATTCTATGTTTGTGCTTCATTGTTTATTTATTTTAGTTTAACTTACCATTTTTCCAAATTGGCCCAATAACTACCAGAAGACTTACCTTTCGCAATATTAGCAGCATGCCTCGCTTTAAATGACTGCCGTCTAGCCTTGTACGACTCTGACTCTCCCTCCTTTTTCGGCGACCCTTTCACGCCTTGTTGACCAAATCGAATCAGCTTGCCCCCTTTCGGTGCGCCAGGGTAGCACGACTTTACAATGTGAGATTTTGTTGGGTGACTCGGTGTGGCGCGGGGGTCGTTACAGTCGAGAGAGCTTTTATCTACCTGTTCTGCATATTTTTCCAGTGCAGCCTCTCGAAAAGAAGCGTAGGATGAATTGTCAAAGGATCCCCACATTGTCTCAATCTTCGTATTGCAACGCGTCGGCAACCGAAGTCATGCTGTTCTCAGCCTCAGCCAACTTTGCCGCCATCCACGGACTCAGATTCGTGTAAGGCCCAACCAGTTCCAGTATAGTTTCAATATTGTCCCTCATAGATCGCAACTGAGAAATGGCCATGCTGCCGTTCGGTTCGACTTCCCTGTCGTCTTCGGCAGCGTCTTCGTATTCAGAGTCGGAGTCGTAGTCATCCTCGTCGTCCTCACCCATAAAGAAGGTGTCAGGGTCCCTCCCTGGCTCTTTCTCAAATGCTGGAGCAACTCCCATGAAGTTGCTGGGGTTTTCAACCCCGTACTTGTAAGCTCTGTAAGCTTCCGGTGAGAAGGATCCCCAGTGACTCATTTCTGTAAGTGGTTAACTACCTAACTTTACCCCTAGCTATTAGCGTTCTCCCTATGCCTGTAAAACTGCATAGAAAGCTCTTCCACCTTGTCGACAAGACGGTTGTGGTCTGTCTTCAGTGTGTACTTCTCAGGAAGTTCCGCTCTCATGTCATTAAGAGCTTTCTCAACATTCTTAATGTGGGAGAGAACATTCTCGTTCTGAACAGTATTAGCTGCAATCAGAGCGTTAATTCTTTTGTCGTTTTCCTCAATAAGACGTTCTATCTTTTGGTCTGCGTTGTTTCTCAGGTACTGAACTCTTTTCTCGTTCTTACCTTGAATCACAAAGGTGCCACCGACACCCGCAAGACCAGCTGTGAAAATCCAGCCGCAGATTATGAGTGGTATTTCAAAAAGTCCCATGTTTACTCCGGTAACCTTGACTTGCCAACTTCGACCGCTGCTCTAGCTGCTTTCCTTGGACTCTTTCTTGCATTCGGCGCCACTTCGCGGAAGTCCGGGGAAGGCAATCCTGACTCCCCTTGCCCCATTCGATCTTTCACCGTTTGAGGTAGACCCGACTCCCAGCCGTACTTCTTAGCAATGCGAATAATCTCTGACATAATTTTGCGAGGGTTCGCTGCCCTGCCCACGGAAGACCACGCTGCTGACACATCTTGAGCGCTTGCGACGGGAAAGGACATACCGGGCCCAGCAAACTCTCCCCGCTCCTCTCCGGACTGCAACTTCTGCCTTTTACTCGCGGACCACTCTCGAAAGTCTGCGTCGCTTTTCGCTGCTGCTTTGCAAGAGTCACATTTGCATTTGCCCACTCCTTTGCAAGTAGCTTGTGAGAAGGGCTGAGGCATAGACATTAGCTCAGTGTCATCGGCAAAGTTATACTCTTTTCTCTTTATTTCTCGAAATGCCTTCATTCTCGCCCGCTTGCGACCGAAAATCTCTTTCATAGCAGCTTTCCCATCCGCGTGAGCGTCTCGGTCACGATTGACCAGATTCTCTTTCTTTTGGCGGCTAGCCTTATTGGCTTCTAAGAGGGCTTCGTTGTGAAAAGACATATTACCATCTTTGTCAGTTCGCCACTTTTTTCCTGTGCGATTCATTTCCTCAAGTTTGTCTGTGGAAATAGCTGTAGCCGCATTTATGGAACCGCCAACTCCCGGCAGGGTTACAGACGAAAAGTCTAAGTTAGCACCGTACATAGGGGTCTTACGTTGATACTTAACTTTACCCTCTTTTTCGCTCAGAAACGGACTCCAGGGTTTACTTCCCCACGGAAACGTTAGACCTTACTTTCTCCGTCCAGGCCATCATCTTCTTTAGTCTTGCGCTTGCGGCCCCCTCGCACAGTTGAAATTATTTCTGAAACATTTTGCCCTGAAGAAGGGACCAAAAGTGCTAAAATTGTAGTGAGTGCTAGCTTACCGGTCTCGTTAAATGTGTTGGTCGCATTGTTACAGATGAGGGTTACTTTTGTGGAGTCTTTGTCACGTTCTGCATAGGATTGGCAGGACCACGTTTGATACCCTACAATTAGAAACTGAACCAGGAATATCCCTGCTAATGCCCGAATAAGAAGAGCTCTCTCGTTGAACTGAGTCATGCTTATTTCGCCAGTAAACAGTTTTACCCGTTCAAGGACAGTAAAACCGAGAGAAGAGAAAGGTCTCCGAGAAGCTTAGCTGAGGTTGCTTGGTCGGCCTGCTCAGAAAATGAAGCCTCAGAGCTTCTGAATAGCCTCTGTAGCTTCAAAAGGTCGGAGTTGTACTTTCGTGATATGGCGCCCGAAATTTGGGCCACTTTGGGAAGTTTTGACCCTGCAAAAGCTGCACCAATTCCGGTGAACTTTCCTGCAAGTAGGGGCAAAGCTTGTTGGACTATCTCGCGACTTTCCTGGTGGGTTAGGAAACTTTCCACACCTGTGTGGGCACTTTTCCCCAGGAACGCGGCAGAAGCTTCTGTGAGTAGGTCTCTTATAAAGTCCTCACTCGACCTTAAATGTCGAGAGTGAAGTCCCGTGGCAACCACCGCTTGAACAATAGTTTCCGACAGCTTTTCTGTGGTTTCCAGTGGTATGCCGTAGCGAGTTTCCAGGTACTTTGATACCAGGGGACCAATAACTTTCCCAACTTTCCAGGAAGTTACGTTGGCCCCAACATGCTCCCCAAGGTGCAGCAACTTTTCACTGTTACGTGTGAGACTGTCGCTCACTGATGATGGCAACTTTTTCTCGCATTTAAACCCCTTGCTTATGCAAGTTGCCGAGCAAGACTTTCCTGCTGTGCACTTTTTCATAGGATTGCCCACTGAATGTTCTCGTTAGTCAAGATCAGAGTCAAGATCAGAGTCAAGATCAGAGTCAAGATCATCTTCGAAGAGTTCGTCTTCGCTTTCGCTCAAGAGTTCGTCCACTATGCGGTCAATATCTTCGTCAGATAGCTCTTCGTCGTAGTCGTCTTCCAGTTCTTCCAGTTCGTCTGACTCATCCAGCTCGGATTCTTCGCTCAAGAGCTCGTCGATTAACCGTTCTACTTCGTCGTCGGTAAGCTCCGGCTCCTCCTCTTCACCCGTGTCGAAATAGGCGTCATCGTCGTAGTCGTCCTCTTCGAGTGAGCCCTCAGAAAGATCGTCGCCCTCTGCAAGAAGCTGGTCAATAAGTTCTTCAAGCTCTTCGTCGGAGAGCTCTTTCTCGGGTTCTTCAATTCCTGGAACAAGAACTTGATTGGCCTGAAAGTCTTTGTTTGACCCGTCGTTCGCCTTCCACAGGCCAGTGTGCTGAATCCACGGCGAAGTGTTTAGAACTAGGTTAGTGGGAAGGCCCGTGTATTTATCTGTCTCTTGGTCCTCTGGCTCAAGGATCTGTGTTGCGTAGGCGGCTCTGAACGCTTCAATTGAGTCAGAGTCGAAGTCACCGTTGATTCTGTTGGACATTGTATGGTTTATGGACTGCTAAACTTTACCCTCCGCTTACCTCAGATCGATTCGTACTTGCCTGAAACATCCTGCAGCAATTTCCCGTTACCTTGGAGGTTCTCTCGGTATTTTTTGATCTCGGACTGGACATCGGCGCGGAACTTTCCTTCCTCGATAAGCTTTCTCTTGCGTTCTTCTTGGGTCTCTTCAGACTTTTCAATAAGTCGTCCATCTGCGGTAACTTCAAGGTCGCTTTGTAACTTCGCCGGGGCAACAGGATTCGGATTCACCTCAAGAGTTAAACGATCAAGCAACTTATCGAAGTGGTCTCGAAGTGAGCGGCGACAGATAGCGTTGGCGGATATGTCCATCGGACCGCAAGGTACGCGGTACAGCTTCTCAATTTTGTCTTTGGTCTTTAGCACAGTTAGGCTCCATTGCGGGGCCTTTCTACCCATTCTTTGTCGTAGTCGGCGTAATGCCGGCCTTTTTGCTTTTCCTTGAGTGGCTTTGCCGATGCTTTGTTCGACTCTCTCATACCAAGAATCAAGGTGTCTCGCATTGCTCGGAGTTGCTCGCGAGGGATTGTGCACAGGTTGCTGTCGCGATACGAACGAAACTTGTGTGCAACATCTGAGGGGTCGTCACACTGCAAGAAGACGGACCATACCCCGTAGGATTGAGGGTGGCTGAGGGAGCCAGGTGGCAGGCTTTGTTCTAAGGCCAAGCGGTCGGGGCGAGGGAAGCGAGTGTCTCTCCTCATGGTTTTGCCTCAAGGCTGGGCTTTGGCGGGGCACAAATCACGGTGCTATTGTTTTGCTGGTTATGGTGAATTTTACCCCACCCTGCCCCGAAAAAGAGGGGCCTTTCGGCCCCTTGTCTCAGTCGTGTTACCTAGCTAAGGTACGAATTACTAAGCCTCGTAAGCCTCCAAGATTTCCGCTATAATCCCATTTCTTACAATATCTTCCCTTTCAAACTTAACTCTCCCCACACCCCGAATGGAAGAAAGTCGGTGGTAGCAGTCTAAGAGTCCATTTTCAGGTTTAAACACATCGAGGTCAATTTGTCTAGTGTCCCCTGTAATGACAACTTTTGAATCTTTTCCAACCCTACTAATGACGGTTTTGACGTTTTCGGGCATAGAGTTCTGAGCCTCATCAAAAAGAATCAGACACTCATTTAGCGATCTTCCCCGTAAGTCCTCTAGAAGAGTGGGCTCTACAATTTTCTTATCAACCAAGTAGTCAGCAGCCCCCCTGCTCTTAGTCATTACAACCAAATTGTCGTATACTGGCCCAACAAGAGGTTTCATCTTTTCCTCAAGCGTTCCAGGCAAGGCACCCCTACTTCTTTGATGAGAGCATCCTACATCACTTCGAATGTAGTAAACTTTCTGTATATTACCTTTTGAAATCTCAGTCAAACCCCACCACAGGGCCACAAGAGTTTTCCCAACTCCGGACGGTCCAATAGCTATGGTAACTGTATTTTTATTCAAAGAAGTCCAAAGATCTTCTTGGCGGTCAGACTTTGAGTAGAAAGGTATGACATCCATACCCCGGCCATAGGAACGTTCGACCGTTTGAGCTGTTTCAGCGCGACGTGACTTGCGCTTGTCTCGACTTTTCAACATGGTATAAGAGGATTTGACAACAGTGGATAGCGTGTATTCTTCGTTGATAACCAGGACTACATAATCCTTCTCCCTCTTCGAAACGTTTGGTAGAGTTTATTGTGAAAGGGAAACCCTACGAGTGACTTTACCCGCTGGCCCCCCCTTTTTTTTTGACTGAAGTGTGGCGTTCAACTCACTCGTGAATCCTTTCTACGAATAGATCGAAACCATCAGCCCCGCCACACCACCGAGAGTAGGAGTCTTCTGGGATCACATACTGGGGTCTTTTCTTAGCTTGGTCAAGGTACTTGTCCGAGGAAGGACTTGTGATGAGACAACGAGTCCCGTGCAACTCCTGCATTATTGCAGTGTTTTTATCAGTTGGTGAAATAGCCATTTTAACTGTTGAGAAACAACAGCAACTTTTTGTGCGGTTGCGAATCGCAATTTGCCCTTAAACAACGGTGGGTAATAGCTGACTGTAACTAACTAAGACTGCACACATGGTGTCGGATAATGAAATCTGTAAATTATCACAGCCGTCTAACGCACTGAGAGTGTCTGAACTAGAGAATTTCACTTTTCCTGAATCCCTCATTTGAATGATGGCGTTTACTTTACTTTTTTGTCTGCTACCTACGCGAACCTCTAACCCTAAACTCTGTAGGTATACGGCCCAAGTTGCACTTACCAGGCCGGATTCAAGTACAATTTCTTCCGCTCCGTATGCCTTAACTGCTAGGCTCAGGATCACCCCGACGGTTGTCAAATCCCAATTGCCTTCGTAAGTGTCAAGAACATACATATAGTCCCGTTGTTTTGTGACCCCTGCGATGCAAATACCTACTTTATCAATGCTGTCGGAACAGCAAGTAGGGTCAACGGAAATGATTACTTTATCTAATAGGGGAGCTTCTGATACTGGTGGATACCCTTTATAGAGCCAAGAGAACTTTTCATCGCCTAAGATTCTTCTAAGGTCTTTCAGATTCTCGGGGGACAGGTATTGGTTGGCTCTTCCTAAGGATCCCCCAACGGGCCCACCGGGAATGTCCGCTTCTACCTCTTCTTTACTCTCAATGATTGCCGACAAATTAATGTGAACGGCTCCTTTCGGGTTTGAGACTGGGTCAAAGACTCCGTACTTTTCCAGAAAGTAGCTGAAAATGTCTCCCTCGCCTAATCGAGACCCGAGAACGACTGTGGCACCACTCTTGCCTACGCAATGGTCTCCTATCTCGCGTATCTGTTTCTTGGTGACACTTCCGTCCGACACGCCGTTGTGGCAGTCATCGATTAGCCATACGCCTGGCGTTCCGTATGAGCTACCGTAATAGTCCCCGCGCACAGACCCCCCAAAGGAGACTGGTGAAACCCTAATCGGCATAAACCAGGAGCCCTCTAAGGAGTACTTTCGGAACGAGGGGGACTGAACCAAATGCTTAGTCGTGTGAACTACCGACGCGGCATGATTCTGTGTGTACGAGGTTACAAAGTGGCTAGCCATAGGGTCTTTGCTAAGGAGCCAGGACAGCAAGTGAACCCCTAGAGTGGTTTTCCCTGTGCGGGGAGGCATCGACACGAGGAGAATTTGGTATTTACCCTCGGCAATATCCTCAAATGCGGAACCCACCACTTCGTACGCCTTTGCGTCGAGCGGCGCACTTTCGAGTGAGAAGCCTCCTGCTTCGGATACAAGATCGCAGAAAGCAAGAAAGCTACTTTTCGCACTTTCCTTGGCGAACGCTTCTTGAGGTGACCCTTCAAGTTTCAGCTCAAGGAGTTTTCTTTGGTAGCTCCTCCAGCTTGAGTGCTCCGCTAATTGGGAAGCGTGCGTTATTTTTTGGTGTTTAAGTGACATCCTGTGGTTGTGTTTGTGTTGTCTTGTATAGAGTTAATTAAAAAGGTCGTAGCCGGACCCACTTCGAAGACCTCGTCTGCGGCCACCTCGGAAAATGCCCCTATCAGGCACCTCGGCAGACTGAGGATCAGGGTCGTTGAAGCCCATACTGCGGGGAGCTCTTCGGCCCCCGACCGACACATTTCGCTCTTCGAAAAGCCCACCGTAAGAGTGACCATCCCGAAACATTGGTCTGCGCAGGTCACCAGCCCACTTTCGACTCTGAATAATTGAGTCTTGTATACCCCGGTCAACGGAGTCAATTTTGAGCGAGTAGTAAGTCAGCGCCCATACCATGGCGTCAGTACTATCGTCGTGGCGAACATACGGGAAAGAAGTTAGTTCCTTTACGAACGCGTCAGTCCACAGGCCCCGCACCAGTATAACTCGGTGGTTTTCGAGTAAAGGGCAGACTGCCTGAAGACGTGTCGTCTTTGACTTCAGCGGCCTCATTTCCTCGACAGGTATCTTAGCCTCTCGCTTCAGCATTTGAATGAGAGAGTGCCCCGATGCGGCTTTCTCAATGCATAGAACTTTTGCGCTGTACAAAGCGTAATGCTGCTTTACCGATTCAATTAAGTCGGGAAAACCCCACTTTCCTTTAACAATCTCACGAATGTATACAACGTCGGGGTTACGTGTGTTTATACCAGCGACGCATATTGCGCTCTCATCTGCTTTCTCTCGCTCGGAGAAAGCGCAGTCAACTCCAAACCAAACAACGTCCAAGGGTGGGCAGTCTTTTTCCTCAATCACCTCCACCCAGCTATTCTTCACAATCTGCCCCTCAGCCGATACAGGAACCCCTTGGTACAGTGCTGCGAACTTAAAGCTACCCATTATCTTTTTCTGGGACTCAAGCATCGGAACAGAGAAAGCGGGGTTGTCGGGCCAGTGGCTCTCTCCCATCTCTCTCCCCAAGGGGTCATTATCGGGGTCCTCACAGAGCCCTGCTATGTTTATCCACCTCCACCCGAAAGGATTATCTTCAGGGTCATATAAACCATCGCCGTCCATTAAGACCCCGTGAAGGTCCTTTTCATGAAAACGTGTTGCTATAATGACTTGGGCGTAGTGATTTGTCCTTCGTGTGGACATTTGCTCTGCCCACCAACTTTCTAAGTTGTCTAGTGCTGCTTTAGAGTCAGAAGATTTCAAAGGGTCGTCAATTAGTGCCGCACCAATACCCGTGGATTCCATGTCTATGGTTCCAGACGTGAAACCAGTGAGAATACCTCCAACGGACGTCGCAAGTACATAACCACCCCCAACTAAGTCATATTTCGAGTCGCGGTTAAACCCTGAAAATTCAGGAAAGACCTTCCTATATGAAGCTGTCTTCATCATAACAACCGCTTCTCTGTGAAACTTCTGAGATAGGGAAGCCCCGTAAGAAGCCAAGATGTGCTGAGTTCTTTCGTCTTTTCCGAGCAACCACGCTAAAAACATAGTGGAAAGCATAGACTTCCCTGAACGTGGTGGGCACGATATAATAAGCCGATTGTATCGACGTTCGAAAAGATCCTCAAAGGCACTTGCAATAATCTCGTGAAAGGGGGAAACGTTTAAGTCCCCATTTTTCATAATGTCACAAAAGGCCAGGAAACAATCTCGGGCAGCCTTAAACCTGAACTCCTGAATTACAGATCGAGGTGCCTCGAGAAGTTCAAGCTCTCGAATACCTTTCGTATATTTTCTCCACCGGGATTTTTCCTCTAGCTGAGAAGCGTGCGTTATAGACGGGGGGCGAAAATTCATATTACACTGTTACACGTTTTACGGGTCTCTCACTCAATACTTTTCAGCAATTTCGTAAGTGTCCCGTTATACTCTTTCGCCAGGATCTGCTCCTGTTTGCTCTCCGAATCGGTCAAACTCACAATATCCGACACAATCTCGCGGTGCGCTTTCACAGCCGAGTTAAACACAGTCACAAGATCTCGAGTGCTGCACTCCTCCAAGTGGTCTTGAAGTAGCTCAAGAGCGTCTTCAGCAACCTGCAATGCTGCTGCGGCAAGGGTCTCTTTCTGCCTCAGAATTTTGTCGTTCGAAGTTGTTGTCATAGTGTTTTTCTGCATCGTGAGCACCCCGTATTTGAAGTGGGATAACTCCGGAAGTTTTGCAATTGTTTAAGGATGGCCTGTGCCAAGGCCGAATTGTTGGACTTAACAGCAACGTCGTACTGTGCCCAGAGCTGTGCGGGAGTTGCCATACTTAACAGAGACTCGGAGGAGTTGGTCCGCCTTCGCAAGGAATGCAGCCGAGCTTCCACAAGGAATTAATCGACGCAAGCTCGAAGGAATCTTGTATCAACCAACCTTTACCCTGCGGAGACTGAGCTACAAAGTAGAACCGTCCCTGCGGTGTTTGAATAAACGTGTCAGGTTTCACACCGACGAGTGTTCCACCCATTAAAGTTTGCGTCTTGCCGTTCGGATCTAGGGGGTCTGAGTACAGGGTTCGGTTCGCCCCTCTCACAATTGCGAACTCCCCGTAGGTGAGTCCCGACGACCACGACGCATCCTTCACACTTAGCGGGTCTATTCCTCCCTTGGCTGCGCCAGAAATCGTGTTCCTCCAGAGATCCACAGCGTAACGAGCAAGCTTTTTCCCAGAGTCAACGTAGAAAACTTCCTTTATGGGCTGCTTTGTTGTGGCGTTCCAAACTGTTACGACCAAGCGACCGTCCGCCGTGAAATTCTTATTACTTAGCAAGTAGATCGGCTGATTTAAAGGGTCTTCGAGGAATACTTCACTCGGGCTGCATACATAGACCCAATCTCCTGACTGCGTAAGTTCTTCGCTCCACTGCACTCCGAGTGCGTCCGTGAACGCTGCCTCTAGGGGGTTCGTCTCAGGATACCAGGGCACATAAATACTCCCCGTTGCTTCATCGAGAACACCAGCCAAAGGTAAAGAAGTTAGGACATTTCGAGTGGGGAAAATTTGGCGGCAGTCACCACGTTGAACACAGGGATCGAGTGCTATATACGGCAGGGTTTCCTCGATAGTTACGGACCAGTTTTGAGTGTAGGTGTACTGAGACTCCGGGCTTAAGCCTGTGAACTGGGACGTAGAGCATCGAAAAGGTTCCAAAACTTGCACGTAAGCACCCGAAGGGGCACTCCCCGACAGTGTGATTTTCGCACCCATAAGGAGTTGCGTGGCAAAGTCGTGTCCTGAGCTCGTCAGGTAGTTTTGGCACGAAAAGTTAAGCTCAAAATTGAGAGTGTCTTCGTATATAAAAGGCACTCGGTTCTTAACATTGCTTGTTGAGCTTTCGTAGCGCACAACAATGTTGTTCGTCTGAGTTACAACGCCCTCATTCTCAACCGCGTCAGCCAAACGCAATACATTAACCCCAATTGGTATGAGGGGGGAGGCAATAAGAGAGTCGCAGAGGAATTGCTCTATTTTCGTTATTGTATTCAGTTCCATTTAGGTTAGGACTTAAGGGTAGATCGTATCAGATCCGTTAACGCGATAGCCGCCTGCGTCGTTCGGCTCTGTAATTTGTGGAGTCCCACCTAAGTCTTCGTAGTTTCGTGCTGAGATCCAGTTAGTTTCAGAGTTGTTTTGCCCCGTTGCCCCGAAACCAGCACGAAAGTCCGGAGCCTGGTCTCCCGCCATGTCCGTGTTCCACCCGCCGAAACCTTTACCTGAAACTCCGTTGTACCGTTGGGGAACGCGCCAAGAACGCATGATCCCAGCTTTCGTATCGATAGCTGAGTCACCGTGGCCCGCACGAACCGAAGTCATTTCTCGTTCAGCGTCGAGTTGTTTTAGTGCTTCGGTGTAATCCTTGAAAACATCTTCTCTTCGCCGGACATTATCCAGGTAGTATCGGGCTATAATCAGTGCTGTTCGGCGGCGGTTGCTCGTAATTAGGACCTTTCCCGCTTTCCCTGACTGCTCAATGTAAGAGTCTATGAGAGCGTTTGCATCCTCGATTGCCATTCGCATCTTGGCAACATTCACCGAGTTTGCACTCGCGTCGTCAATGTTCGTAAGTTGTATGGCCTCTTTGAGTCCGTACGCGATAATGAAGTCGTCGGGCGACGCACTTCGTGGGTCGGACCTGTTTGGCGTTAAAACACCTGAGCGATCTTGATGCGGATAGCCGTAACCGCCAATAGTCTGCCCAAGGTTGGAACCCTTACGAGAACTTTCCGTTTGTTCGCTCGGTGTGAGCGTGTTTCGGACCGAAACTCGGTAAAAGCCTCGTACTGCGTTTCTTTTCTTTACAACATCACTAGCTGTGGAGGGAACTGGCCCCCTCATGCAGGACGCTAAGGCGACGGGGGGCTCATAGGAAACAAATACCTCGTCCCACGCAGACAAGCAGCTGTCTAGCCCAAGGGATACCATTGTGTCCGAGGAGTACACAAGTGTCTCGACACCGTACTGGCCGTAGTTCACAGTGAAAGAACTTATGGGGACACTGACCCGAGTGTCAAGTGGGCTATCGAAGTATAGGACAACCGTACTTGGTGCTGAGAGTATGGCCTCCTTTATCTGCGGAACTGACATTCTGCTCTTTCCTTGTACAAGGTTTTACCCTGCTGCCCAAGGAAAGCAGGAGCCCCACGAAAGCTACCTCACATCAGTTTGTCCCTACCCATTGACATTTTGTAAGGTTTGCTGCCATGCCTTGTATCTCCCCCCTCTAAGCGTATACTATTTCCGGATCGTGTAGCCGACCAATGGGTGCCACTTTCGTCCTCAAATTTGAACCTTTCCCCCTCCTTTAACTTTCCAAGGGCAGTTTGGTGCTCGGGGTGTAGAACAGCCTTGAACTCAGACCCCCTACTGACCACTATCCTGTCACCCTGCTTTCTTACGGAAGTATCCGGACCTTTGGCTGCGAGTCTTTTGAGAGTGGCTTGGGCAGCCATGTCTCTTTCTACCTTGGTTCGCCTGGCGGGAGAAGTCGCCTTTACCGGTTTAGCTTCTTCAGTTCCTTTTCTGCACTGCCCCGCTGTTCCGTACGCTTCACCGGACGGTTTCACGCAACGTGTGAATTCGTACGAATTAATCAGGGTATTTACAGCCTCTTCAATGAATGGGTATTTGTTCCCGTAATTTTCGGAGAAGGAGAAACCTTCGGATGCTAACGCATCCGCTTCATTGCGGAGTTCTAAAGCCTCTCTAAGGTTACCTTTTAGTGCTTCAGAAAGGGCTTCGAGGTAACAGTGGTCGAGTTCGTTCATGTCTGATGTTGTGAAAATTTCAGGGAGTGTTTTCACCCCATCTTTTTATTTTACCCTTTGCGGACCAGGTTTAGGTAGTCAACGCAGCAGGAAATCATTCGGACCGTTTGACACGGGAAAAAGATTCTCGGACACCCAAAACGAGTAGATATCCCTGTGAGCTCGCACCGAGTACCCCTGAGCTGCGGAGTATAGACAATTTGCGAGGAATTGAAAGGCCAATCGAAGGGGCCACTCGTCTCTCCAGTTAACTTCCCAACTATCAATCGTGAGCAACTTACCGCTCACTGTGTAGTCTACTCGGGATACTATGTTCCCTCCCCTTAAACCTGGTGCGGGGTAATCGAAAGTTTGAGCAACGGACTCGTAGGGCTCCCCATCATACTTCCCTAAGACATACCGCAGCTCACTTGCCCCGTCCTGAAAGTACAAGAAATCCTGAAAGATAAATTCCCCTTGGCGATAGACCGATGGGCGACGTACTGCCATTAGACTCTCACCAGTGCGTGGAAAGTTCCGTTCCTAGCGACAATAACCCGGTCTCGGTACTCTTTTCCGTCCACAATGAGCCGATCCGTGTTGGTTATCGCCTCGACTCTCAGGTCCTGTTCGCAAGTCACTGGCTCAAGAAAAGTTGTGGGTACCGCAACAAAGAATCTTTCCTGACTCAGGAAGCTTTTCCCGATGGAGAAAGAAACGTGGGCACTTACAGAGTTGGCCGCGTAAATTGAGTCGTATACACAGAGGTTCTCAACTACTCCGAGAGATTTGTAGAACACTGGTGCCAATGGGTTTGTAGCACTCTGGCCGAACCCTGGAGAGTTGACAAAGCCTGGGTCGTAATCCTCGGTGAAAGTCATTTGAATGGGTTTGGTAAGGAGGGTAGCTTAGAGAAAACAGTTTTTATTGTTGCCGCAGGGTTCTGAAGCGTCGAGATGACAAACTTGGTGGCACCCGGAACATAGGACGGCAGCGACTTCTCTGCCGCATTTTTCACAAAGTCGGTGGGGTCTGCTATGACTTTTCTGAGAACTTCTGAGAAGTTTAGAACTTTTTGTGCTTGCTGAATCGCCGTCTTCGTAAAATTCGACCCTGGGACACTCTCAACTGCAGCAAGAATTTCAGGGTTGTAGGTGGTTATGAACGACCCGGTAATATTATCGATAAACCCAGAATTTCGTGCAAAGTTAAGGGCAGTGTCTTGGCTGAACAAAGGCCCTTCCACAAACTTGAACGCTTGTATCGTGCTCATCGGGGGCGGTGCCCACGCTGCAGCAGACCCCCAAGGATTACCGGCAGGGGCAGTAGAGTACCCGGTTCGCCCCTCTTTTTTCATTTCCTGATGACTTGTAACAAAGACGTGGTCGTATGTTGCAGCCATTTGTCCAGGGCTGAGACGATTTCCAGCAGAGTCAACCTGCGATGTAACATCGTTTCCGCCTGCGTGCCCGTGCGCCAAATCTGCGTGCCTTACCCATATGTACTGTCCGTCTCTCTTCAGACAAATACACACCCAGTCTGAGTTCATTGGACCATTTTCTTCAACAACAGTGCAGCCGTGGTTCTCCTTGCATGCCGGGGGCAGACCGCCAGCTTCGTATATCGGCAGCCGAGTCATTGTGCTGTTGCTCGGAATCTGTAGAGCTTGCTGAGAGCCGTCGGTTAAATTCTGAGGGTCGTACAGTACGTCTTGCAAAACTGCATAGTGGTACTCCCCGTTGCTCAGAGAAATATTCACTCTCTTTCCTTCGAGTGTCTTCGGCTGCTTTCCCTTGAAAGCCGGGGAAACATCGAGCCAGTGTGACAAGTTGCTTGACTCTCCTGGCCTCGGTAGAGAAAACTCCCCAGCACCTTCGACTGACGGAATGTCCTGAGGGTTCATGGCGTCGAACAGAACCTTGACTCTTCCCAAGTCTTCAGGGTCTTCAACACTAATTATGGTCCCACGAACAGTTCCCCTGGGTGACCCGGCGTACCTCGCGTTGGCTTCGATGGCTTTCGCCATCTCGGCCTGTTGTCGAATCCATGGAATGTTTCTCAGGCTTTGGGCCATAGTTTACCGTATCTTGAGGGAAAACTTCGGAGTGTTTTTTGACGGTAGTCGCTTAGCGAGTGCGGGTGGTCGTAGTGCCGCCTCTGCTTCTTTCACAGGGGGCACCTCAGAGCTTGCTTCAGGGTGGTCCTCCTGAGGGACTTCCTGGTGAGGCTCCAGGTGAGACTCGCCTAGTTCCTCGACAGGGTGTTCAGGTGCAGTTGTCACAGTGGTTGTCTCCTCAGTGTTATCTGGGGGAACTGTTTCTGTGTCGGGAGTACTTTTTCTTCGTGTGGTCATTTCAGTGAGGTAGTTAAGAGTTTTTACCCGTCAAGTCTCAAAGTCGAAAACGCCTTCTTCTGACGCAGACAGATCGGCTGCAAATAGTGAGTACCCCACTTTGTAGTGGTTCGCGTCGACAGTTGACGAGGCACCCCCATCTTTGCAAATTGGCGGGTACTTATAGATGCTCGCGTCCCACACTGGTGCTGGAACGACTTCGAGTGTGTCTTCCTTGAGATCATTGACGAGGAATCCACGTAAGTTCTCAGAGGAAGGCGAGCGTAAGTACTCCCCGTCCCAGTCACCGTAAGTCTCCCCAGGTAAGGAAGTGTTTGCTGTGCGACTGTGAAGAAGGTCGTAGCTCACAAGCTCGGCCTCATCAAAGTCGTCGTAGGGAGTGTCAAAACCAGGGGCAATATCCGAATTGTCGTAGTCGTCCGACGTCCCTTGGCCGTACAAAATGTCTGAGAATAGGTAAGGTTCCGAGTACAAAAACGGTAGCAACCCCTTTTCACCACCGTACAAAACTACTTGTTCGTACACAAGTGGCTCCGACTGCTCCGGGGGGCACGACATTTTCTCAGGGCTGAGCGAAGACCCCCAGTACCCGAAATTCTTGCACACAAGGTTTACCTTTTGCCATGTACTATCGTTTCTTCCATACTCAGGTGGAAGGCGCACAAAGTACCGCTCCCAGTTCGGGTCACTAGGCCCGTGGTTTGTGTCGGCCCGAAGAGAGTTAGGGCTCCGAAGAAGCTCAAGTTCGCTTGGAGAGCTAATTACCTGCAAAGCTTCACTTTTCCATGGCCTTAAGAGGGTCCCGCTATCTCCCACATTCGGAGACATGTAGTGAGTGCGGCCACTGAGTACGAGGTCGGATATTTTGCAGTTGAAGTTGGATGCTAGGGAGTTAGATATGCTTATTACGGGCTCTCCCACAGAACCTGTGTAAACAAAGCGGAAAGTTTGAGATGGTGTGTCAATTTCATACAGAAACTGAAAGTTGCCGGAGACGTGAGAAACTCCTTCAAAAACTCTAGCCCCATCACAGTAAATTACAGCGGCACCAAAGTCCCCAAAGTCTGGAATTGGCCCCCCGCTCGCACTTTCTATGTAAACCAAGGCATCGGAAAAACTTACGTACTTGTCAACATCGCTCGTATGGACAGAGACCTTTTCGTTAAACCCGTGGATACCTAGGGCATCAAAAACAAAGTTAAAGGGCAACCTTCCACCTTTGTTCGACCATACTCCGTAAAAGTTATCGATCTTTTCTCGAGTGGCCCAGTCAGAATGGTTTGACCAGGGGGATACCCTCACTCGCAAGGTGGAACTTTCGTACGTTAGCTCCCCTTCGAGACCGAACCCGTTAGAGGAAAGATCAGAGGGAATATCAAGGTACCAGCCCTCTCTCGAAAAGTCGTAAGTCGGATTAATTGATACTGAAGAGGTGGTGAAAGTTACAGGGAGACTAAAAAAGTACCGTGCACCCGCTACAAATGTGTTAAACTTGTAAGGTATTGTCCTCGCTGTGTTGTACTTCGGGAACAGGACAAGGTCGGACCCCTGGACTTCGCAGAGGAAGGAAGCGTCGGCGGTCGAACCTGGTTCGGGGCGAAAGAACGGACTGGGCAGAGCGCCAGGAGCTATCACCTTGAGCTGCTTATTTTCTGAAAGGTCAGTGAAGAACTGTTCCCCCAAACCTTCGAATGTTAGAGCATAGTTGGCCCCAGCTTGAGACACTTCCTTCAGCAAGTACGAGAAGTCCCCTAAGTAAAAGGTCTGACCAACTTGTATCCGTGGGTCTGCCTTTATAATTACTGTGCCGTCCCAGTTGCGAACTTCGACAACTTCTGGGTGAATGTACCCGTCGTACACACCGAAGGATCCCGTCAAAAGGTTTCGCTTTTGGGTCACTGTTGAGGCAAGATTGGCCCAGTATTCAGGACCGCTCCAGCCCAAAAGCTGGGCGAGCCAGTCAAGTTGGTCGTTTACGCGGCTCTCGGTTAGAGCCACTGAGTTGAGTTGTTCGGCAGTTAGGTAAAGGCTAGTGGTACCGTAGTCCTCAAAGTCACTAACACTGAACGAAGGATTTAAGTCGGTCATTTCACTCCTCCACTTCTACAAGATTGTTTTCCAAAGTGGCATATTCATGTCTCATGCAGTTTTGCGGGCTCATCCACAAAGACGAGTACCCGTTCACCTGCGAGAACAGGTTGATAAGGTTTGTATCCAGGGCACGTGTAAGCCAATCAGCCAGGGGCTGGTGGTCTGTGTGAACCACCTCTCTCAGGTCTGTGATCTTTTCAACACGGTAAGCCCCGTCAATACTCACGTAGGCCAGTTTGCACAGAGTGACCGGTACTTCCTTTCCTGTGCTGTTCCTAACGGTTTTCGGTACGCTGTTTTCAGGATAAGCAACTAGGTTGATGACGGAGGTTGCTGCTGCGGGCTTTCTAAGCAAGGACAGGGTACCACTCACAAGCACCCGATTGATCGCCACTTTGGTATCCGTCCATACTACTTTCCACCCACGGTTGTACGAGGGTTCCGGGATTGAAAATTTGAAGTACTGCCCGTTAACGTCGGACGCAACGTCAGAAGAACCTTGTAAGACCCAAACCGGGTTTGAGCTGTAGAGATCGTCGTCGCTTGCAGGGGAGCTGGACGACACATAGAGCGACGCTGAGCCAGTTACCGAAGAGCCGCCAGGGCACCGTAGTTCAATTTCGGTGTAAGCGGCGGGATGCGGACTTTGCCACGACAAGTACGGTTGTCCAGTGTAAGACGGAAACACACCGTCGAAGTTTCTCCACTCTTGAGACTCAAGGTCTGTGAAAGCGAAAGCGGGGCTGTACCTCCACCCTGGCACAGTGTCCGTGCTACTCCCCACTCTTAAATCGTACCCAGACAAGGAAAATTTATTGACAGAGTACTCAGCGACAAAGGGTGAGTCGTCGTAGTAAAGTTGGTAGGCCAGAAGATACTTCGTACTTACCATTTCCATTTCTTCCAAGCTTATGATAACAGGGTCAACCGTTAAGCTTCCATACTTCCAAACCACAACTCCGGACTGAACTGTCAGGAACTTGTTCTCCCCGGAAGACTGAACCTGAAGTGACCCGGTCCCTGAGCGACCGCCCCCCACGGGAATGTAAGTATAGGAGAATTCATCATCGAGTCCAAAGTCTAATTTGTAGAGTTGCGAAGCCGACGGCAAACGTGCGTAGATGGGCCTCCCGTTTTCAACCCACTCAGTTGGGCGAGGGTTGAGCTTAAGAGCATTCACGTACTGGGGGGAAAGGTTCACTCCTTGCTCGAAAGTGGAAGATGTTTCAATTTGCGCAGTCCCCCCGTTCAATGCGACCAGATTCTGACTCATAGCGCTAACGTCCCCTCTCTGTAGTTCGGAGGGCTAAGTGCAAAAGTTGTTCCCGTGTACCAGGATAAGTCAGGAATTTGACTCAGGGTTGATGTGTTTTCCCACACGTATGTTAAACTTGGTGACGAGCTAAAGTTTCTTCCAGTATTCCTAGGAACCACAGTTATTTGACAGGATCCAAGCTTAATCGAAGATGTTTCCACACCGTACTGGGATAGCACCGGTTCTTCACAGCGATAGGAAACTACATACCGCAGCAAGTTACCCGCGTACTCTTCATACCGCGCAGTGTTGTCTGCGGGCAGGCCGGACCAGTTCGTTACTGTTTTCTGGGGTGTGAATGACTTCATGACTCTGTAATAGTTCCGACCGTCTTCACTCAAGATCGTGTCTTCCGTGGCGTTTAGGTATGCGGGGTTGAAGTAAGGAATGTATTCGTCTACGGGGAGAAGGGATGGGCCGAATTCCTCGGACTTTACGAACACGCCGTTATTCAGATATATGCTAAAGTCAAATAGGGGGGTGACTGCGGAGGTGGCGGTGTAGGATTTCACATCGGAACCTTCTCGAAAGAACGTGCGATCACCCTGAAAAAAGGTGAACATTCTGTCAAATTTTCGCAGGAGCGGGTTGTTCGTTAGTTCTGAAGCTAGCTGAGTTTGGAGCGCAGGGTTAGGATCAAGGTTGTAAACCACACCCTCGCTAAGCAAATCTTGTATGTTGGTGCTACTGGGGGTGAAGTGCGAAGACGCAACGTAGTAAGTGGCTGGAGAAGATGAAGTTTCCCTATACAACAGGTACTGCCCTGGCTTGAACCGAGCTTTATACTTGTACAAAGGTAATCCACCGTTCCCGTCGAACACGAGAGTCTCAGATAGGATTCCCGTGTCAACAAGATTACTAAAGTACTCCTTAATGGGTAGCTGGTTTGGGTTAAAGGTGAAGCCTGCATTGACATGGGCATACTTCACAATTGCGCCTTTTGTTAAGTCAACGTAGTTGTAGTAAGGGTCAACAACGGGATTGGGCCCTCCTCCTACTTGGGGAGTGGAAACCCACGTTCCTTGAGCATAGGACAACCCTTCAGTGAGCTGAGCAGGAACCACGGGAAGCCCGACTAAAAACTCTGCCTGGGCGCCAGTTATGTCGTTGGTAGAAGGGCTGAGAGTGAAGTTTTTTGAGACCAGCCAGGCGAATCCCCCGGTGCGACTACCTAGGGGTACTGCAGAGGGACTTTGAGGAACGAACTCCCCTAGGGAGTAGTCATACTCCACAATTTCGGGGTCTATTGTACCCCCAGACGAGTAGGTGTATGAGTTACCAACCACCCACGGTGAAAAGGTTTTCACTGCGGAAATCTTCCCGTTCAAAATGTAAGAAGAAACGGTGGAAGAAGATCCGATGCTTATGTTTTCTAGGACAATATGCAACCCTTGCTGGGCTAGATCCCCGGATCCATCATGATATACTATGTCACCAACGGAGTAGGACCCGGATGTTAGCGGTCTTATCTGTTTGAGCGTAAGGTTGCCGTATATCGTCTGATCCTTCTTGTTTGAAGAGTAGGGTGTAAAGTTTGACTCTACCGGGTAGAAGGTCGGTGCGGGGGTATTGACGAGTATAAGGTTGCCCTCTTCCAGCAGGTTGTCAGACGTGGAAAAATCGTAGATATTTGTGTATACTGACGCGTCCTTGTTGAGTGAGTTCGGAGTGTTGTACGCGGTTGATACTTTTACAGAAGGGTCTTTGAACCTTGTGTTCGTGTCGAAAGTTGCGTAGAACGCTGCGTCAATGTCGCTCACAGTCGGAGTCACGTTCGCAGGAAAAACCTGCCCAGGAGTGAAGACTGAGAAGAGACGGTCTCGAAAATTGAGTGCAGACTCCTTAAAATTCGACCCGAAAGTCCCGTTGGAATCCACTTCAACGGTCAGGTTGTACTGGACTTGGCTGAGCGTAATCGGGAATAAGTGGCCTTGGTTTTCAATCGGGACAGAGAAGTTTACTGCGTTTTGGCCCAGCGACAGTTGCTGAGTTGTAAGTTCTTGACCGTTCGGCCCAAGCACGAAAAAAGACACCTGCCCATTGGGGCGAAGGTAGTCTTGTGGGTAGTTGTATCCGTAGAAGCTGGAGCGGTTCGGCTGGACAGATGTCAAAGTGCCTATGCCATACAAGTCAGTGAAAAAATCTTGCCAGTCGGACCCACTGACGGGGTTTCTCCTGCGAATTAGAGTGAAGAACCTTTCCTGAACTTCCTGAAAAGTCTCGACGTCACTTCCGCCGACAGACGGTTGAGGGTTTGTTGCGGATAAGTTGAGTGTTCCTGTGTTTGAAGTTCCGGTGATTGAGTTTGCGGGAACGTTATAGGCGGATCCTACAAACTTTGAGTAAACTGGGACTCTACCGGTGAGGTCTCCAGGCGGAATCACCAGGTCGGAACTTGTAACAAACTCGTAGCTTTCTCCTGCTGTTAGCTGAGGGTTCGTAGAGAATAGGGACCCTGCGGGAATAACCGTGGAGCTCTTTGTTGGCGGGACCGAAATTACCAGCTCAGCTGTTGAGGTTGTCCCAAGCCTTCTCATGGCACCTAAGAAGGGTCCGATCCACTCGATGAGGATTTTGTCAGGGAGCTGGTTGGCCCAGTACAAGAATTCTCCCTGAGCAAAAGCTTGCCCCTCAAGGAGGACTGCTAGGGGGTTTCCCGCACTGAAGTCGTTCAGGGTTTTGTTGGACGCTTCGTAAACGGTTTGAGCCGCTGCTTGGACCAAGTCAGCTTCATTGCGCGGGTCAATGGAAATCGACGGTAGCGGTGAATAACGTGGCATTTAGATTCTCCGTTCAGTATGTACCGTTATCCACCACAAGAGCGTTGAGCTGGTCGGACAATACTTTTTTCGTTACCAAGTCTGCGTCTGCTAACGCTGCGAATTTCTGGCTAGCCGAGGAAGGGCTGATGCCGTTGGCGTTGCTATACTTAAGGTTTGTTAGAAAACTTCGCGGGGCCTTGTTGTAGTTCTGAGTGAGAGTGGGGTTTGAAGCAGGGTCAAAGCCGAACCCCCAGTACCCTGTGACAACTTTTGAACCGGAAACCGGAGTACCCGACAGAAGTAGGCCGGTGCCAGACAACGTGGGTTGCTCAGTGGTTAGTGTGACGTAGCGGCTGTCTAAGCCTGTGGGCCCTGTTTTTTCAAGGTCGTCGAGACCCAAGGGGTCGTAGTGCCAGTCAAGGTCTTGGCCGTCGAAAACAATGTTCCTTGCACCATTTAGCCACTCGCTTGTTACGACAACGCCACTTGAAAACAGAGTTTTGGCCATTTCTTCTTAAGGTTCGTTCTTACAGAGGTTTTACCCTCTTGTAGGCACAAAAAAAGCCCCGGTTAGGGGGCTTTTCGAGTTGAGAATCAGGTTCGGTCCCAAGAGTTCACGGTTAGTTGAATCTCAATTTCCTGAACATTGCCGCTTTCACGGTCAACATCGGCGGTATTAAGAGACATGAACTGACATCCGTAGCAAGTGTATTGGCCGCCAGCAGGGGCTGATCCGTTTCCAACACAGTCTTTCGGAGTGACTGTAACTGTGATTTCTCTGCAATTATACTGCAACCAGTAAATTTCCAACTGCTTGAAGATCGTGGGATCGTACGGAGCAGAAAGGGAGATGTTGTCTACCTTTTTGGGGCCTACAACTTTGTAAATACGGTTACCAGTACCATTGGCGTAGTCACTGCTACTTGAGGAATCCTTGATTCCGCTGAATTTTGTAAACGTGGCGATTAGTGTGGGTCCGTCAGGAGCTACGAAGCTAACTTCGTACTGAGACTTTGTAATCGGTCTGAGAATAGCCATTGGGTCACCTCCTTAGTACCTTCCCTTATCAGGATAGGATGTTGGTGATCATAGCGCCAGAACCGATAAGACCAGTTGCGCCGAGGCCAACCAGGTTAACCACACGTTCAATTGTGATTTCAGCACGCACAACGCGACGTTCACGAATGTAGTATTCGGGACGGACGGCGGGGGTGCCTGTGAGCTGATCATTTGTGTTATCATAAGGGCTCTTTATCCCTTATTTCTTCACATTTCTGTGAAGATCAGACTATATCTTCTTCCCTTTAACTTTGAGGGTTTAGGGAGTGGGGCACTCTTGTCAGCTTCATCACTGTTCTAGTGGTATGCTGTTAGTCGTTGAACGTTCGTTTTCTCCCGAAAACGCTTCGCTGCTGATTACCATAGTTTCAAACTCTCGTTTGAAGCCGTAGGCTTCCCAGCAATTCACCCCATTGACTCGCGGATCAGGCGAGTAATTTGATGTTACCATCAAACCACGCATTCAGCTCGTTTAAAAGAAACGATGTTGTTAGCATACGTGTAAGAGAAGGCAGGAGTCGCAGCATTCGCACCACCAGCAGGCATGATGGAATCAGAAGGACCGTTAGGGCTGTAGAACAGAAGGATACCGTTAGCTGGGAATACCGGCTGTAGGGTTCCATCTTGCGCTAAGTAACGACCTTCGGCAACACGTAGGCCACGCTCAAGACCGAAGTAGCGAGCAATGACGTCAGTGTCGACGCTGTCTGCAGATGTGTACTTGATACGATCAAGGATCTTCTCGTTGGTCAGCAAGAGGTCAAACACGGCAGTACCGACGACTGCGGAGTTTGGACGGATACCGATTTGGTTGGCGACTGCACGCTTGAGGGTGAGGATGTCTTCAATTGGGTTAGAAGTAGCACCAGACCAGGCGGCGTCTCCAGCAACGGAGCCGTAAGCTGTCTTGAAGTTTGTCCAGGTTGTGAAACCGAGTCCGGTCTGGGAACCTGCGGTTCCGTTGTAGGGCTCGTAAGGGTTGTAAGTCGCGGTGACGGAAACAGCTTGAGCAACGGTGTACTCGTAGCTGTTCATCAATCTGGACATTGCATTCCTGGTTTCGATTGCGCGAAGCAATTTGTTAACTCAGCGGCTCTTTATCCGCTGATTCATTACCTTGTTGTCGGCAATGTTCAGACTATATCATAACATTGAGGAAGTTATCCAGTCTTGATCTTCGTTCGGGTCCCACTTTCCCCCGTTCGGACAGAGAGATTTGAGTTTTCCGTTGAAAGCTTGGACTATATTTGACAAAGTTGTGGAGGGAGGGATGCCGACTGCTTTTGCTAGTCTCCAGCAACCGTTGTTACCTTTCTTTTTAGGGACGAACTGGTAGTGGAAGTGAAGGTAATCTGCAATGCCCCATACTTCTAGGGTTTCATTTGATGCCTTGTTATTTTTCCAAGGCTTGCATACCAGGGAGGGGTTGTTCAACCTCCCTCTTCCGCCTTTACCTACAGCTTGTTTATAACTTTCTGTGACGTAAGGTAGTCCTGTCTTCCCTTTGTTATGGGGGACAAACCTGGCGTTCATGAAATCTTTCCAAAACTGCTTAAGATTTGTGGCTGTAGAGGTTTTGTTTCTTCCGCGCCCGAACTGATCTAAAAATCTTTTCAGGGCACAAGAGCCAGACAAACCAGACTTCACCAGCAAAAGGTGAAGTATAAAGTGCTCCCTAAAGGTAACTCCAACAGTCCAAATTACGGAAGAGTCTCTCCACCCTTTTGGCCAAATTTCTTTGGGGATGGGGTGATGGCACTCGTATTGGTCTGGGAGTTGGTCTCTCTTCTCGTACTTGTCAATTAAACTCCAATACCACTTCTCGTACTTGTTTAAGTAGTGGCATACAATGCTTTGGGCGCTCGTGGATGCGTTATTGTTGTCGAAACTCAACATCTAGTCGTTGAACCTTTTTACTACTTTCAGTATAGTACTGATTCGACGTAGTAAACTTGGCTGCTGATTTCCCACACGGGGGTTCCAGCAATTCACCCAATTTATAGTGGACCTACGCTGCGATCGAAATTGCACGTAAAAAATAATCCACCTGCGCGGGCCCTTCCCCGGCATTTTCAATTACCTCTTCAGGCAATTCCCAGGCGACCACTTCCTGCTCTAGAGCATAAGGCTCAGAGTCGTAGCGGCTTTGGACGTATGGGATGTTAGTTCCGTAAGCACGACGGAAATCGTTTATAGCAAACTGCTCCTTCCCAAATCTGAGAATTCTCCCAGCGCGGGTAGGGGTGTCCACAACCGGTGCGATAAACACTTGTTACCGTGAAGGCTCTTTATCCTTCACTTCTTCGCATTTCTGCAAAGATCAGACTATATCATCATCTTTGCCTGAGCAAAGAGTCGGGCACTCTTGGGACTTTCTTCTGTTCTAGATTACTTGTCCTAGTCGTTGAACGTTCTCTCAGTCCCCTGAGAGCTTCGCTGCTGATTGCCTATTTTGCAAAAGCAAAACTAAGGTATCCCAGCAATTCACCCGATTTTCAATCAGAGTCACCTCTGAGTGGAACCCTATCGATTCGCAATGTTGGTGGACAATATGTTCTCTCTGCTTACACAGAGTGTCGGACTATCTTATCGTTTCTTTACAAAACGTTGGGCGCTCTAGCCTGTTATTAAGGGAACTAAATCCCCCAGGTAGTCTCTGAACCTTCTTCCGGTGTACCGGAAGCTTGGCTGCGGATTGACCCTTTTGCTAAGCAAAAGTAGGCTTTCCCGCAGTTCACCCAATTTCTTTTCCCCTACACCAAAGGGAGCATGAAGCCTTGTGCGAGTGTTGTGAGGATTGGCCAGTGTTATCGCAAAAGCTCTTTATCTTTTGCTTCTGTATGTTTCCATACAGGTCAGACTATATCATCATCTTTGCTTGAGCAAAGAGTCGGGCGCTCGTGGATTGTTCGCCTGTTCTAGGCTACTTAATCTAGTCGTTGAACCTTGCCCCTATCCCTAGGGGCCTTGGCTGCTGATTGCCTGTTTTGCAAAAGCAAAACTAAGGTATCCCAGCAATTCACCCGATTTTCAACTTTGTTTGGAAGTTGGGACCCTAATTAATCCACACCTGCATAAGTCTGTTGTAGCAACTTGTTATCGTAAAGGCTCTTTATCCTTTACTTCTCTACATTTCTGTAAAGTTCAGACTATATCATCATCTCGGATTACGGCCCAGCTGCCACCCCTCGCCGGGGTGTTTTTCTGACCGAGTTCTAATCACTTCTGTACCTTCGATTTTCCAGTACCATCTTTGTTTTGATATCGCACAGGAAATTTTTCGCTTTGACTCATCGCTATGGGTAGAGTTTTTACGAGAGCACTTGTCAATCATTGTGGGATTATTTTTCCACACTTCTTTCATAGTGCTACTTATCTTACCTCTGTGCTCCTTGTCTTTGGTTTTACCTTTTAGGGAGCTGGAAATTTTATGACCCCAAGAAACTTCCCTTCTTCTGTTAGACTCAGCTATCCGTTTTGACTTTTCCTCGTTTTTCTGACAATACTCCAGAGACTTGTAGAACTTGGACCCTTTGGATCCGTTCATTAAGGAGGCGCATTCAGCGAGTTTTATATTAGTGGGGAAAGCTTTATGAAGTACTAAATGAAGAACTGTATGTTCTCTTCTTGTAGTTAAAACTACGTTTTCGGGGTTGTAAGTTCCACCCATACATTTAGGTAGAATTCTGTGCTTTTCTAAACCATCCCTCTTGCATTTTACGCGAGATAAGGATCTTATGCTAAAGCACATTCTTAGGTATCTTCTTAAGAAGTGGTTGTTACGAGAGTCGGGCGCTCGTGGAAAGATTATTTCAGGGTTGATCACTTTCTAGTCGTTGAACCTTTTTACTTAACACTACTATAGTTAGTAGAGACCCTAAGTAAACTTGGCTGCTGATTGCCTTGCGCCTTGTAATACAAAGCCGTCAGGTGTCCCAGCAATTCACCCGATTTTCAATCAGAGTCACCTCTGAGTGGAACCTTTATGATTCATCATAATAGATGTTTCCTTGTGTGTAAAGTTGACTTCAAAGATTGCCGAAGCAATCCGACCCGCGAGTCCTAAAACTTTGGGGTCACTGTAGTTATACCCTTCTTTTTCACGAAAAAAGCCCCCAACTCGAAAGTTGAAGGCTCTTAGTGAAAACGCACCGAAATGCGTCAGCTTTTCTCAGGCGAATGAAACCAGCAAGACAGTGCGACCGCCGATTCGCACGATTTCACGAATGAGCGGGATAGTACCGTCAAGAGTGACGTTGGTCCCGGTATTTGCAGTGGGTAGCGCCTTGCCGTCAGCACCAACTGAAAGCTGGGCGTTGAGTACGAAGGGGGCCACGGCGCTGGCACTCACTTCAACAAGCAAGGAGCCACTGGTGGCCACAGAAGCTTGACGAGCGGTGCGAGGTTGAGACAGGGCTGTGGGAATGTAGGCCTGGTTCACACCTACAATCTTCCCATCAAACGCGGTCAGGTTGCCAGGGGCGCAAACTTTGTTTGCTCCGGCGTAGGTTGCGTAAGCAACAACTGCAAACTCAGGAATTTCAACGACTCCAGCCGTTCCACCTTGGTTGTCAGTAGCAGCGGTGAAAGTCTCCGCGTAACGAATGAATTGCTTACCGTAAACTGGTGCGATGTTCAAAGACATTTTGATATTTTCAAAGGGTTATTGGTTTTGTTGTTTCCTCTAGGACTTGTTTTTCACCTAGCTTAGTTATTCAGGTTTTACCCTGCTTCAGGTAAGAAGTTTTGACAATCCAGAGGGTCTAAAGCATAGTTTGAACTTAGCCGCATCTCCGACATTTCGGTCGAACTTAGGGAAGGAAAAACCAATCAACTGACAACCGGTAATTTCGTACTGAGCTCGCGTCCCTTGTTCACTTCCGTGGGAATGACGCATTGATAGAGCAATCGTGAAGGTATCTCTATGTTTTTCAGGGTCTTTGAAAGCGTCTACGCAATACGCAAGAAGATCTTTGTGAAAAATGGGGTCAAAGACCGACTCAATCGTTATAGGGTCGTAAGTAACTTCTGCTCCAAATCTGTGAGCAATTAGCTCGGATATCGCCGTGAAAGACCGGTCATAACGCATACTCCCGTCGTCTCGAGACAGAGAAATTTCTACTTGGGATTCAACAACTGGTTTTAGAATAGCCATAATGGTATGTTAGTGTGTGTTCGTCAACGGTAGTCGATTCGGCAGCGGCAGCGATCGTAGCACCGGCACTCTTGCCCCGGCATCGGCAGGGTTCCAAAGGGCTGCCACCCCATCTCCCCAAACTTTATGCAGTCAGGACAAGTTCTCCTGTCCAACACTGGCACTCGTCGCATCTCCCGGTAACCCTGCTCTTGTTTCACGTAGGAGTCACCAAGGTTGAAAAATGAGTAGGAAGGGTTTGCAAGGTAGCGAACGACTCTGGTAACAAGGCTCAGCCAAGACATTTTCGGCTTCGGTGGAAGTACCTCTTCGCCCCCTTCGTACATATCTTCAAGATCAATTTCCGAGAAATTTATGCGGTCGTCGCCGAGCATTAGGG